TCAGTCAGAATCAACGTCAATGGTCACCTTGCCAGGAACATTGGAGGTAGCAGGTCTGGCGGGCAGGCTCTCGGTGGGGTTGATGTTGATTGCCACCCCACCGCCGACGTCTCCATGGTCGGACTGCATGCCGATACACTTGGCCATGGTGTTGAGGGCCTGGTAGCGGACCGACTCAGCCCTGGCGTTCTGGGCCAAGTTTGCCAGATGGGTCATAATCCCTATCTCCCCATGCCATGATTTTCTCATGATTCCATGACGATAGGTATCATATTCATATCGTCAATCAATAAGGGAAGTTGTTATTGGCCGATCCTATTGAGGCAGCATATTCTATTGCACTGGTATAGTTGATATTTCTTCGGTTACGCATAGGCTTGCAGAAAAATATACTAACAAGAACCGTGCCAAGTTACACGGGCGAAGGCCCTCCGATACTACAATGGAGGGCCTTAAAATTTATTTGCCATTTTTCTTGTAACAAATATCTTCCATACAAAATGATCGAAAGTGGGTTAAGTGATTGTCATTGCAATAGACATGGCTATTTTACCCATGATATGCAGTGCTGGCCTATCTCGGAAGGGTGTTAGACACAACAAGACTTTCTCAGGAAACACAAATGGCAAAATGAGTTCCCTGTGAAAGTCTGTGTCTGTCTGGAAAAAAAACTTTTATACAAATTTCACCTAACAATTAATTATTGGCATTAGACTTGCTTTATATATAAGGAGCATACTTGTAGCGTCCTGTGTGCCATGCCAACAACATGGGTTAGGGTAAAAAAATGGCCCCCTTTGTTGAGGGGGCCATTGGGGGGCATATTGGGCTGATTAATTCAGGATTTTTTGCGCCTGAGCAAGTCGTTCATCGGTGAACGGGGCACACCAAATCTTTTCTCTCCAGTGCCAAAAGAAACCCAATGCCTTTAGCGCACACTTAGCTGTCTCTGTCGGTTTGCCAGTGATTTCAATCCACACACTGGTGGCTATTGTCATGCAGCCTTTGGGTTTGGGCTTGGGAGTAGCGACATGCTTCTTGATGCGCCTCACCATAGCTGCCATCGACCTTCCCTTAGCCACAATCCGCCCCCTGTGTTCCAGGTGCCAAGTGGTCTTGCCGGGATTCGGCTGGAACCAGGGGAGTTTGATCCTGATCATCTCCCTCCCTCATCCAGATTCAGAATGATTGCGGGGGGTGAGTTGGCCGTTCGCCCCCCGGATGGCCCAACAGCCCCCACTGAACTGGTTGGCTGTGTCCTCGTCTATGCCGACGCAGAGCACAAAGTCGTCATGGGACGCCACAATACCAGCATCCGGGCAGTCCCAAATTCCCCACCCCCGGTCCCTGAGTTCGGATACGGTCTCATTCATCTCATATCCTCAATTCGCTCTTCCGTTTCGCTGCGGCCTGTTCAAGGTATGCCGCTTCATTCCACAGCCCCCCTGGGACCTGCCAGAGTCTGATCTGTCGTCGGAGAGGCTGGACCCATACCTTAACCGCCTTACACCCAATCCGGGTCAAGAGTTGAGCCAAGGTAGAGCCGTCCGGAGAGACGAACATCTTCGTGTCCATGAGATGCTTACGGATCACCGGCAGTGAGATGTGTGCTTGATTGTTGATAAACATGGGGCGGCCGGTGTTGAGGATATCTTGAGAGTCAAGCTCCACGTCTGTGGGCGGCACCTCGGTGAGATATTCAGCAACATACCCCTTGAGTTGCCCGATGACAGTCGCCTCTTCCCCGGTTGTGATGGTCTCACAGGCGTTCAGGATGCACTGCACGATGTTGTCCCAGTCCTTGGGCTTGTAGCGTGACAGGACCACGCCGCACACGTCCATGAGCTTCTGTCGGAATCGGCTCTGCATGTTCAGGTCGGTGGCGTAGACGACCAGGTCAACCCCACCGATGACCAGGACATATTGTTTCCGGTCCCCGGCGTAGGCGTAGATGCGCTGGATCGGCAGGCCCAGGCGGTCGACTAGGTGGGAGATCATGCTCAGACGCTTTTCCGCTTCAGATAGCTCCTCCGCCGTGTCATCTCTGCCCTGTCTGGGGAGTATCCCGTTAGCCATGATGCGCCTGGCGGCCTCGGCCCGGGCGATAGAGTCAACGGTTGCGTTGATCTCCGTCACGGGCATAGGTGGCCGGTTGAGCATGTTCCAGGCCAGGAGGATTTGCTTGACTCGGTCTTTGGGGAGCGCCGCCTGTCCCAGGTAGTAGCCGGCCAGCTTCGCACAGGTGGAGTTGCGCAGGCCGGATTCTACGCCCATCATGGCGACCCCCACCCAATCCCCTTCATCGACGAGTTCGGGATCGTGTAGGACGACCCGGCCGTCTGCCGGGACCTCGCCGTCTTCAGGGGGCGCAACCTCGCCCCGGTCGATGAGCTCCAGGAGCCATTCCGGGCAGGGGGCCACGTCTACGTCGACCGGGGCAAAGCCATCCAGCCAGCGATATGTGGCCCCGGAGGGATGCACCGAGGGCGGCGCCACGACATAACCGCCATCGCCCTTGATGTCGATTCCGGGGAGCTTGCGGATCATGTTCTTGACGACGCCACCCGGGTGGCGGAAATAGATGTGGGCCTTCCCGGGGCTGCTCTCGGCCCGGGGCGTGGGCGGCAGGAAACAGCCGTTCGCCTTCAGGTAGCGCCAACCGTCATCACTGTCGACATCGAGCACGACCAGGCCGGAGACGGCCCCGCAGATCACGGCGACATTGGCTTGCGGGTGCTGGTTACGCCACAAGGATATCTCTGCCTCACTCGGTCTTCGGGTCTGGTATTGTTTCCAAGCTGAGATGAGTGGCTGCTTACTCATCGCCTTAATAGGGATGATGCTCCACCCCCTATCACAATAGATTTGACCTAATGGCCAAAGAGAATGCGTGCTCTCCTTACTTGGGGAAAGAGCATCGATCCTATCTACGTTGCCAGAACCAGGTCTGATTTCATAGGAGAGGTTATTGAAGAATCGTTGAGCTTCTGAGGTCATACACGCCCTCCTTGGCGTAAGAAGTTATTACTTAGTTAGAACCGGTATACAAACGGGCTGATTGCTTATTAGCTATTGGATTGCCCTCTTAAGCAGAAAAAATTCTCCTCCAAGGACCTTTCCAAGTCGTTCCCCAGGAACAGAACCCGACGTCCAAGTTTGATGAAAGGGATAAAACTCTACTTACACCACCTCCTGACAGTCAGCAGGCTAAGGCCCCCTAAAAAACTGCCCCGCCCGCTTGGCATCGAACAGACAATCGTCCATCGCAGTCTCCATATATGCTTATATCATATATACATTGTGGTGTCAAGTTTATGACTACCATATATTGTGCTTGCCTCATTCGACTGCATCGGCAAATTGGATTGCCCAGTTGACATATGATCGGGGTAAAGAATAAATACCTTGAGGCTGTTGACTTTCTCTGGTAGCTTTTTTTTATGCTGAACGGAAAGGAGGTGATAAGAGTGGCGAATGTTCAGAAGGTCAGCCGCAAGGATGGCAGGACGGCTTACCGTATTGACTACCGGTCCCCGGATGGCGGCCGGGTCCGCAAGACCTTCGACAAGAAGGTCGACGCTCAGGCCTACCTCGGGAAGGTCCTGGCGGCCAAGCGGGAGGGGCAGTATGAGGAAATCTTTGGCATCCCCGCCAAGGCGATCACTTTCGAGGAACTCGCCGGCCACTATGTCGAGAACTACCGTGGTCAGAAGTGCTTCGAGACGTTCAAGCGGGCTCACGTCATGACCCTGCTGGACGTCTTTGGAAGGCGGCCGTTGTCGAAGATCACCTACCTGGACCTGGAAAAGCTCCGTAACAACCGCAAGCTGACCCCCACCTGGAAGGGGACCGTCCGGGCGGATGCCAGCGTCAACCGTGAAATGGCCGTTCTCAAGCACATGCTCAACAAGGCCGTGGAGTGGGGGATGCTGGAGGTGAACCCGTTCCGCAAGGGTAGCAGCCTCATGCTCAAGGAGAACAACAAGCGGATGCGCTTTCTCTCCGAGGGCGAGGTTGCGGCCCTGCTGCGGGAGAGCCCGGATCACCTGCGTCCCATTGTCCAGACGGCCCTCTTGACAGGCATGAGGTCAGGTGAGATACTTACTCTCACGTGGGATCAGGTCCGAGATGGCATCATCTACCTAACCGAGACCAAGAGCAACAAGGGCAGGCAGATACCCGTCAATGGCTCCCTGGAGATCATCTTGAAGGAGCTACGGCGGCGCTATCAGTTGCGCTCGTCTTACGTCTTCTGCAAGGAAGACGGGAGCCGCTACGGCTCCGTGAAGACGGCCTTTGGCAGCGCCTGCCGGCGGGCGGGGATAACCGGCTTCAGGTTCCACGATCTGAGGCACACCTTCGCCTCGCACATGGTCATGGCCGGAGTTGACATGAAGACGCTGCAGGAGATTCTCGGGCACGCTGACATCAAGATGACGATGCGTTATGCTCACCTGTCCCCTGGACACCTGCGTGAGGCCGTGCAGGCAGTGAACCATCTTGTGCGGACCGATGGACACCTTTTGGACACCCTGTCGCCGCAACGAAATGTCGCAAACACTAAGCAGTTGATATAATTAAAAAGCGCCCATAGCTCAGCTGGACAGAGCAACGGACTACGAATCCGTGTGTCGGGAGTTCGAATCTCTCTGGGCGCGCCAAAATTGATAAGATATAAGGCGGTTAGACTTTAGGTCTGACCGCCTTATTTTCGTCAGTCGTGCCTTCAGTCGTGCTTTGGTTTGAGAGGCCGCAATTATTGCCCCCTCATCTCCTTGGCGATGCCCCACACCTCCCGGTCGAACAGGTCAAAACCCTGGAAGATCTCTTCGTAGAAATTCAAGGCCGCCTGGGTGTAGAGGGCGATGGCCTTGATCTCCTGCCGGGCCTGGTCGGCCTCGGCGTCCTCGTGCTCCGCCAGCACCTTCCAGATCTTGGACTTCCGGTAATTGTCCCGCTTCAACAGGTCGTCCGGCAGCAGGCACAGCTCCTCGGTGGACGGCGGCTCCACCCCGTCCAGCAGCGCCAGCACGATGAGCAGCCCGGCCCGGGCGTGCCGGGGGTTGGGGTGCAGAAAGCAGGCGTGCAGGCGTTTCAGCACCCCCCGGGGCACCGGCAGGGGCTCGGCGTCGGAGCCGGGGGCGTACTGCGGCTCCGGAGCCGGCAGGGCCAGGGTCCCGCGCAGGTCCTCGGGGAGGTGGTCGTAAAACACCTGCTGCAATTGCGGGTCCGCCAGGATGCGCGCCAGATATTCTTTGCGCTTCAGGTGCAGGGCGTTCTTCAGGGCCGCCAGCTTCTCGCCCTGCCGGGCCAGCGTCTCCCGCAGCCGGCTGATTTCCTCCTCCCGAAAGCCGTCCGGCGGGGGAAGCTGCGGGGCCCGGGCCGCCTCCAGCTCCAGGACCCGCCGCCGCAGCCGCTCCATGCCCGTGGTGAGCATATGCGAGGCCCAGTGGCGGAAGTGCTTGGCCCGGGGGGTGTCGGCAAAGAAACCGATCTTGTGCGCGGCCTGGAGATTGAAAACGCGGTATTGATGAAAACGGTTTTTGCCATCGGCGCTCCGCGTCGTCAATCTGACGACGCGGACAAGTCCCTCGAACTCATCCCGATTGCGTTCATAAATTTTCATTACACCCTTGCGGGGTTCGGCAAATCCCAACGCCTTGCCGATGTCCTCGGCCGTGAACCATTCCTCACCCTCATGTTCGATGACGTTCAATTGCACGTCTTCGAACGCCTCCTGCCGAATGATCTCTGCTGCCATGACTACCTCCTACGTGATTTTTCGGGAATCGACAGTTCCCGTCCTAAAAAAACAAACCTGCCAGTGCTGTCGAGGCTCACGTAGGAGGCCCCCCGGCCCTCGCGGTAACCGGGACACTGGCAGGCTATGTTTCTGGTTAAAAATTAAAAATGACCGCTTAAGCCGGGGGTCAGCCGCCTTACGTGAATCTCGACATTTTCATTTTACCCGGCCGTCTGAAAAAGTCAATGGAGCACAAAATTAATGATGCCGCCGAATATGCCGATTACTAAGTCGAGGTGAAGCGAAAGGGTGAATAACCATGATCGGAATGCTTCAGATTATTACATACTTACTCTGCGTCTATCTCGTGTTCAAAGGCATTGAAATCTTTCAAATCGCCATGGCCAACAATGGTAACTTCCGCATACCTTGCCGGGTTTTGGGCATTGTTGCCGTGCTTGCCAGCATTTTCCTCGCCTTTTACTTTACTCATAAGATTGACACCCATGCCAATAGCGTTTCGGAAGGAATGAAATATCAAGAATTTCAGTTAAGAAAAAATTTATTTAGATAATCAATAAATAATAATATTGGAACTATGACAAGTGAACAAACCATCGTTAATAATAAAACTAATAATATTATTAATGTTGATTTCAATTGTAACATTGTTAGGATGCATCTCTGTTCCCATACCAAAGGAGGCCGGATCGTTTAAGGTTGGAGGTAATAAAATAATCGCCAGTGATGAGATTATAAGTCATATAAGGCCGGGGATAACTACAAAAGATGAAGTTATTTCATTGATAGGAAAGCCGTTTGGCGTTACAATAGATAATAAAAATAATATAACAAATTGGTCATATTTATATTATGAATTATATTCACACAGCCCAACCAATAGCAAACATGTAACATTATTTCTTAATTTTGATAAAAATGGCGTCATTTTGCCTGATCCAAATGGGAAAACGAGGTTTAAAACAACATGCATTGAAGGAAAATCGTTTACGATTCGTGATTGATATATTTTAACATTATTAAGGTCACCTCTGCTTATCCCCCGGCCCGGCGGGAGTTGTCAAGAATTTCTTGAGGCCTCCTGTGTAAGCCGTCTCCAGCCCACAATCACTTATTTTTTGATCGTGCTTTCAGTCGTGCTTTGTTCTGAGACGCCTTCCAGAAGCCCCATGGCTTGGCGGACCGAATCGCCCAAAGATTGGAGATAATGATCCGTGGTCGTGGCTCGTTCGTGGCCCAGGATTTTCTGGATATCGGTGAGGGAGGCGCCTTTTTGGGCCAGAGTGGAGGCGGTATGATGGCGAAAGTCGTGATAATTGATTTTGGGGATGCCAAGACGCCGGCATGCGGTTGGGATGAATCTGTCCCGGTAATCGTAATTGCGGCCAGTTCTGGGATTAGTGAAAACATAGGGGCTGTTTTTATCTCGCTGCTCCCAGGCGTATTGCAGGGACTGCTCTACATCCGGCACCATGGGAATGAGCCGGGGAGTCCGGACTCCGTGTTTCTTTTTACGGGTCCACAGGCGGATCTGCCGGCGCTCAAAGTCGATGTCCTCCCAGGTGAGACCGTTGATTTCCCGTACCCGGCCCCCGGTGAGCCAGATGACGATGAGATAAGCCCGATCCAGGGCGCCCACGCTGAGGAGCAGTCGGGAGATATTTTCCCGGGGCGGAATGGTCTTTACGGCCTTTTCCACGGGGAATTTGGGAATGCCAAGACAGGGGTTGCGGTCAAGGAGCCCGTCCTTGACGGCCTGGCTGAAGACCGCTTTGGCGGCGGTGAGGTGACGGTTGGCGTTATGGTTGCCGAGCTCCCCGGCCAGGTCAATGAGCCGCTCCCGTAGCATCGCCGTGGTGATGGCATCGAGGGGCAGAGGCGCCCAATCGGCAAAGCGCCGCAGCATGGCCCGGTTGTCCCGGTAATGCTGCGGGGTGCAGTAGGCCTGGACCAGGTTCAAGCGGCTATTGCCCGCCTCCCCAAATGTTATGCGGGTCCGGCACTGGCGCAGCCGCTCTTTTTCTTTGGCTTCCGCGGCCTGGGCCTCGGCCTTGGTCAGAAAGTCGTACTGTCCGAGCCGCTTCCCCTGGTGCTTGAATTCGTAACTCCACTTGCCGCTTGGCCGCTTCCAGACGCCCATAGATGATATCCCGGAAAAACTTCAGTTTGCCGAACTCCCGTGTGCCCCCGAACTGGTCGGCATTGTAGCGCAGCCACCGGGTGGAGACCTGGAGAAGATCGGCGGCCTCCTGGAGGGATATTAATGGGGAGATGGGAGTCGGGTCAATCATATTTTAATCAGGTGTAATCGCACTACTCAATCTTCGTGCGGTTCATGCCGGCAATTCTTCGCACAGTTTCGGCCGGTTCGCAATTTCCTGGGGAAGACGGCCACGAAGGTTCACGCCGCACTGCAAGAGGAGCTCCAACAAATCAGGCTTTTTAGCAGCAGCCAATTTCTCTATTGTGGCATAGCCCCGAAGCTTCATGGCCTCCAGGAAGGCAGCTTCGGCCGATAGTCCCGAATCGTGGGCGATGAACCGCACAAGCTCAGCCTTGGTCTTTTTATTGAGATATTCTTCCGTGACTTGAAACCTGGAAAAATCAATATCCAAAAACTCGGCCAGGGCCTGACGGTCTGCATCGCTGAAACTGATCTCATACCCCCGATCTTTTCGCATGGCGATTTTAACCAGGGTTTCGGATATCAGCGTCTTGACCAGGGGGACTTCCAGTTCATCCGCAGCCTGCAGCAACTTATGAAAGGACAAGGAGAAATGTTGCCAGCCTCCCAACTTCGGCAATTCCCGGCCTATCCGTTGCCAGAACCATTCATGAAGGGTCCGGCCGGAATAAAGGAGGGCGGCTAACGTCAATTTCAGGTGCCGCGGGTCATCCGGGGGAAGGCCTTCCATCAATCTCGGGATCTCCTGATGGTAGAACTCCTGCCGGTAATATTCCCCATGCCAGGCAACCCGGGGGCCGTCTTCCTCCTGTTTTCCCTTCTCCTCCTTCTGGATTTTCTTGCCTGCCTTTCCGATCGCAGTAAAGCAAGCAGCTTCCCCCATGCACACCTGGTCATGGTAGGTCTGGATGCTTTTATTGTGCCCTATGAGAGAGAGAATAGTCGTGAAATGAGAACAGGTCTTACATTTTTCACCAGGTTTATCGCCGTAGACGGAAAATACCCCGGTGGATTTGGTGTTCCAATCTCCGATAATGGCGGCCTGGGTCCCGAACTTATTTTCCTTACAGGTGGGCCAGTTGACATCGAGCCAGGCTTGCTGTTTGGCTATGAAACACTTCTGGTCAAGACATTTGGCGCCCTTTTCCTTCTCCAGACCGAAGAGCCGGTGCTGGCAATCGGTGTTCTTCTGACACGTCTTGCACTCCGTCTTGTCAAATTTGCCGGAATGAAGCGGGACGGCCTGGCGGCCCACCATGTCTTGCAGTTCCCAAACCCGGATTTCTTTAAGACGGCGCTCATCAAAATTTATCAGGAAATCCCCAACCTGTTCATTGTCTCCCAAACGCAGAAGCTGCTCCATGTGGCCGACGTGCCAGGTCCCGGAGCGCCAGAGCTCCAAGGCCGTCTCCGGCAGCTTGAGGATCTCCAGACGCTTGCGGATATAGCGATCGGAGACGGAGAGCTTTTCCGCCAGAACTTTCACGGCCGACTCGCCGTAGCGGTCTCCGCAGGTCCGAAAGAACTCCGCTTCCTCGATGTCGGAGAAGCCTTCCCGTTGCAGGTTTTCAATTCCGGAAGAAATCATGGCCTGTTCTTCAGATAACTCCCGGATGAAAGCTCTAATGGTAACATTGCCCTCTCGGGCTGGCTTGTAGGTAAAGGTTTGCCCGGCCAAAAGCTGTAAAGCCGCATAGCGTCGGTGGCCCCAGACGATCTCATAGGCAATCGGAGATTCGCCCTCCACTGGCCGGATGAGCGCCGGAGACTGCTGGCCTTCAATTCTAATGCTTTCCGCCAGTTCCTTTACTTTCTCGGGGGCCATCCTGGAGGGTGGGTTCCAGGGAGCCGGCCGGATGTGTTCGAGGGGAATTTCCCAAACCTGATTATCAGTTGGTTTCTCTTGTAATGTTTTCTCAGGCATTTATAGTCTCCAATACGCTAACAGGCGCCCAAGATCCGGCCTCTGCCGTGATGTCTTCCAGGCAGCCCCGGCACAATCGGATGGCCGGCCGTCCCTCCCGGGTGATCAGATCAAAGACTAGATCCTCGCTTCGGCCACAGAACTCGCACAAACAAGATTCATCCCGGCAAGGAATTATGCGGGCCTGGTGGCGGGCCACCAAACGCTCCTGGCGCTCCTGCCATTTGATTTTACAGCCCGGGGTTTCGTGATGATCGCAGACGTGCTCCTCGCCTCCGCTCGGGGTGAGGAAGGCGGAAAAGGTTTGCTTGCCGCAGATCACACAAGGGTTGGCGGAGAATGTGCTGATATCCAATCCCGGCAGGAAGATCTTGGGTCTTATCGATTTGCCGCCCACTTTAGTTTCTTTATGGCCCGGTCCCGGGTGTCGAGCCGGGCATTGCGATTCTTGAGGCAACGGCGGCAAATACAGATCTCCCGCGCCTTCAACATTACTTTGGCGATGCCGGGCTGACCGCAGGCGCAACGCCAATTCTCCGGGTGGGACATGGTCATTTCCCTCCCTTGCCGGTGGAGGACGGAGGGGAGAGCCGGTGGCGGGGCGACCAGGACCGCTCCGGCATCGCGGCCGGGACCTGATACATGGGCCGGTAGTACTTGTCGTAGATTTTGCGCCGTCCCGTGCCATCCTCCTGGATGCGGAAGCGGAGCCGCCCATACTTGTCATAGACCTTGGTTTCGGCGGCAATGGCCGGGGACGCCAGAGAGAACAGCAGGATAAGGATAAAGAAGGTTTTCATGATCGCAGCCTCCGCAGGATAAATTCCCGAAAGGCACGGTTCCGGCGGCGGTCTAGACGCCAGAGAATCAGGGCACAGAGGATGATGGCGCCCACACCTATCAAAATCATGATACCCTCCATACCCCGGCCCTCCCTGGCCGGGGCGTCATTATTAACGCAACAAGGAAACGCTCATGATAACGTGCTCCACAGGATATGGCATTTCCAGGTCCATTAGTTTGGTCACGATATTCACAGGCATGATATAGTCCACCCGCACCAGGACTTCCCGGCCAGTATAGCCATCTGGACGCCCTGGCATTACACATCTCCCCGGTGCATATTCCTTCAGAAGAAGCTCATCTCCCACCTGAAAGCCACGGTCGTCCCTGCGTAGCTCAAAACGCTTAATGCCTTGTAGGGTCGGCTCGAAGAACTCCGGCCAGCATTTTAACTCGTGCCTGATTTTGCTCATGTCTCGCCACTCCTTTCCCCCGGCCCTCCCTGGCCGGGGCGTCTATGGCCGGGCCGCCGCCTCGATTCGGCGCCCTGCACAGTTCACGGCGGCTTCCTTCTATGGCACAGGGGCCCAGATCCAGGCCCCAAAGTATAATCCGACACAGATGAGCGCCACGATGGCCAGGTTACAGGCCAGGCGGCGGCGATCCTTCTTGGTGGCCAGATAGTCGGCGTTGAAGTCGAGGATGGCCATCCGCCAGGCGGGAGGCAGGATAAATTTAGACACGGCGCGCCCTCCTGCAGATATCCGGCCGGCCGTAGGCCAGACAGATCGGGTCGCACTCCGCCTGGGTGCATTGCTCCGCCAGCTCGGCCAGATTAAGCAGCCAGAATTCCGTGGCCTGCTCCATAACCTCCCAGCCCTGACCCTCAGGCATACGATCTTTGCATATGGCCTGCATAGGAAACCTCTCGGTGTCTCTTGATTCCCGCCAGGGTTTGAAAAAGCCTCCGCACCTTGGGGTGGTCCACGGAGATGGGTCCGCCGTGCTCCAGGATGATCTCCCGGAGGCGATACCGGATTTCAAATTCCAGATTGTCTAATTCCGTCGTTTCCATTTTTCACTGCTCCAAAGAATCCATGTTTCACTTCGCTTTCCTTCTCCGCTCTTTCCGGCATGTGATATTACACCTAACACATATTAGATATGATGTCAATATAAAAGCTAACACATATTATGGTTATTTTATTTAGTGCAAAAGGGTAGGGAAAATGAGGAGATGTTTTGCCCTGGTCGCATTTTTTTGAAGTTGACGGATATATACATAATGTATATATTACAATCATGGAATTTGACTGGGATGAGGCCAAGCGGCAAGCCAATTTGGAAAAACACGGGATTGATTTTGCCGAAGCAGAGATGATCTTTGCCCAACCCATGATCATCAAGCCGGACAAGCGGCGGGATTATCAGGAAGAACGCTGGGCGGCCCTGGGAAGGCTGAAAGACCTGGTGGTATATCTGGCCTATACCCTACGGGGCGGGAAGGTCAGGTTGATTTCGCTGCGCCAGGCAAACAGGAAGGAAAGGAAAATATATGAAGAAAGCTTCAAAGACTGATTGGCGGCGCTTGAAGGCCATGACTGAGGAAGAGATCGAGCGGAACGCCTTGAACGATCCGGACGCCCAGCTCACCGACGAAGCTTTCTGGGCCGACGCCGAGGTGGTGGTCCCCCCCAAAAAGGTGTTGATCTCCATCCGGCTGGACGCGGACGTGCTGGCCTGGTTCAAGGAAAAGAACATCCCCTATCAGACCCTCATCAATGGAGTCTTGCGGAATTACATGGAGCACCATAGGGGGGAATAATGGAAACCTGTCCAAATATCATTATCCATTGATAACTGCCGAAAAGCCGGAGGGGTTCCCCCTTTCCGGTTTTTTCTTGGGGCCACCCAAATCATCGGGCAATAAAAAAACCGCCCGGAGGCGGAGTTATTGATTTCAACTAATGGAAAAATTTAATTCTCTAATGCTTCATTTAAGTACTTTATAATGCGGTCTTTATTTCCTGCAAGGCTGGAAAATTGTTTTTCGGCGACATCGCTGAATCTGGCCAACACTTTTCTACCGATGGTTTCCTGTTCTTCAAAAATCCCTATCGGAAAATAATCAAGCCCCCATTTTTCAAATTGAAGTAGTGAAATAGTAGCGTCTCGAACCTGATCATCATTGGCAAGTGCATAAATAAACAAAGGTTTTCGCCGTTGATTTATCCGACAATCAACTCTATACATTCCCTGGGGATCGCGCTGGGGATGATGCCAGTTGAAGATCCGGCGATTTTCTTGGATGTTTTCATTCAAAAGTTGCTGAAAATCTTCATAAAATGTTGACCTTATTCTTTCCCTTGTTAAGTAACTAATATCACTTATTTTTAATAATGCCTGCACAAATGAATAAAGCGAATCACCAAAACGATCTCCTTCAACGGGAAGAATTAATTCCCCTTCTTGATCTTGAACGGAAAAGACAGACAGGGCATTCTCGATAATTTTGAGACGGGTCCCGGAACGAAGATCTTTGGTATCCAGGCTATAACTGAGATGCATCAAAGTATGGCCTTCATCGGTAAGCAGCCAATTGCCATTATGCTTCTGTAGAACAATGGCAAGATGGTCTCCGTCATCGAATGTGAAGGGTGTAAATACCCGATATCGGCCGAGCCCCTCCTCAAACAGATTTATCTGCTCGCATACCTTGCTGCGAAAATTATCAACGATGTTTTCCGGGACCATAGTGATGCGTCATGAAAAAAGGCTGGGATGTTTATCAGATTCAGAAACAAAAGAACAATCGCTTATTAAACAGGATAAGGCCCCTTGAAAATCTGCATAATTAGAAGTCGGCTCGGCAAAACTATCTTCAGCTGCTCCCAAATCTTGATATCGAGCCGTAGCCTTATGAATATGAAACCCGAAAAATGAACTTTTTTCCAGCCGGTTGGTGTGCCAATGACTCTTGCCATTATATCGACATAATCTAAATAGCTGATTGGTTTCGGGAGGACAATAGGCGAGAATGACAGAGAAATCCAGGGGGTTGACTCGATTTTGGCGTAAAATCAGGCGATATTGGCGGCCATGTTCACCCTGAAAATCAAACTGTTGTTCACTATGACTGCCTTTGGCGCGCAAGCGGATTTTAGAGGTAAAATTGGCTGGCAGCATTTTTTTTTCTTGCAACAGGTTTTCTATTTCATTATCCGTTAACCTGACCAAAATTATACATCCTCATAAATAAAATCAATACCCTTAATCCTCGCAGGTTCGGCCGGCCGCCAATTCCTTATAACGGAGATAACTTTTTTAATCAGAGCTTTTGTCCCCGGACGAATTCGACAATAATCCCCCAGACTCCGCCAGCGGCCGATTTTTTATCTCAATGATCCGATCCCGGATCATTTCCAGATAGCCCTCCACCTTGGCCAGTTCAGTCGGACTGGCAAATTCCCAATTTGAAAAGACTTCGAGGAAGAGTTCTATGATCCTGGCATACTCACTCGCCTGAACCCGTTTAATCTTGGCAGCCCAAAGAGGATCAATATTGCAGTCGGCTATTAAGGTTTCGGGAGGATGACCAAGACCTAACCAAATTTTAATTGCATAATCCAATTTTATTCCACGGCCCTGCTTCCCATCTCTCAAGTAACCTAAAAATTCAGGAGTGCAATTGCATTTCTCGGAGAGCTTGGCAAGAGTAATTTCTTTTCGCCCTTTCTTCGGGCAGATTTGGCGGATAATCGAAGCAAGTTTGTTGATAATTTCTATGGTCACAGGATGTGGCTCAATTAAGTCCTTCATATTTTTATTACTACATAAAAACTAACATATATCAAGATATGCGCGTTAGATTTTTCTTGACATAAAAACTGATGCATGTTAGCTATTTTCCATGATCATAGACGAATATCTCAAAAAACATAATTTTAAGCTCTATCCGTGGGCCAAATCCAAAGGGATATCGCCCGAGATTATAACTATGTATCGGAAGGGCCGCCGAGGCTTGTCATTGGAGACCGTAGCAAAAATCGTCGCCGCCACGGGGGGAGAGGTCACTTATGAGGACCTGGTGGCGGAGATGACCGAGCGCCGGGCAGATCGGCGGGCTGCGGACAAACCGGATAACGGCGGGGAGGCGGTGGAGATCCCGCCGGGGATTTAGAGGTCTGCCATGACCCGGTTCTCTTTCCCTTTAACCCCAAACCCCCGAGCCGCCAGGGACGGCAGCGGCGGGACCAAACTTCGATACCCAAAGGGGGCTGAGACCGGCGACGGATGATTGCCTCTGTCGTACGAGAGCCTGTAAGACGACAATCTTAACCAGGGTGCTGGCAGGGCGGAAAACTGGGGATTGGTATAGCGAAACCCTGCCCTGGCGCATGGCCAAGCCAAAGGCGCCCGCTCCAGTAAGTGAAGCCGGGGCCCTATCAAAGGCGCGGCTGCCGGTCGCGGTGCAAGGAGGTGTCCACCACGAGTTGCAGCAGTTCCTTGCGCTGCTCCACGGTCAGTTGGTTGCAGTTCGGCGCGCACCTGACCAGACAGCTTAAGCAGGGACCCGGGATCTCCGGGGGAATGACCTTTTCCGACATGGTTTCCTCGGCTGATGCAAATTAATTGAAGGGGAATCGAATCTGGCCATATTTTAGCCAGGGCGCAAAGCCATATAAATCCAAAACCTTATCAATGAATGGATGGTCCCCATGAATTACGAAGACTTTGTCCGGGAAAAGACCGAGATCACCAAGAGCTGGCTCCAGCAGGCGCTGCTGCGGTCCTCCAAGTCGGTGGCGGCCCTGGCCGAGGCCATGGGCTTCCGGTCGGACAGCAGCCTCTACAAGGCGGCCAACCCCATGGAGAACCACCGCCTGCACCTGGAAAATCTCCCGATTCTCCTCCATGAGACGGGAGATTTTGCCATTCTGGACGAGATCGAGGCCATGTTCGGCCGGGCGGCCTTCCGCCTTCCCTCGGCCGATCTCGGCCTGCCGGAGATCAACGAGGAGACCCGCCGGGCCATCAAGGAGTTCAGCGACTATCTGGGAGAGGTGGCCGGCGCGGTTGAAGACGGCAGGGTCACCCGGCTGGAACGGGAGGCCATCGAGCGGGAGTGCTCCCAGGCCATGGCCCAGCTGGCGGCCCTCCTGGAGGCGGTGCGGCAGCTTCACCATAATCCCGGCAAACCTTTGAAGGCGGTGGCCGGGGACTGACGGTGGACGGGACCGGGATTTCCGCCGTGGGCGCCAAGGCCCTTCGTTCGCCGTGCCAGCGCTGTGACCGCTTCCCGGAGAGTTTGCCAGACTGCATCACGGAGTGCACTGCGATTTCCCGGTACGTCCATGATCTCAATGCCAACTATGGCCGGCCGATGGGGATGTGCCTGCTTTGTATGCAGGAGCGGGCAAAGCGGAATGCCCTGTTGCGCCAGGAGAATAACAGGAGAAAGAAGATTACCGAGATTGTAGTACTAAAAAATGCGCCGTCGGGTCAGGAAGTGAATCCCATGCCGCCGGCGGATGTCATAAAGCCCATACCTCCCGCCCCCGAAATCCTGCCGGCGACGAATCCGGCTGAAAGATCGATGTCGCCGCCTTCCAAGTGCCCCAAGCACCCGGAAAACGATCTTCTTGTGGTTACCCGCAACGGCCAGGCCATGGTTTCTAATTTTTGCCATCAATGCATGGTCGAAATGGGGAAAAAGGGTGTAGAAGCCTGTCGGGAAAAAAGGCGCACCACCCGTTTGATTCCCAAAGACGAAGCGGTTCTGGCGGTGGACCTGCGGGAGCATCCCAATATCCTGGCCATGCTCCGGCAGAGTATGGCTGACGGGATGCGGCCAAACCTGGAAGTGGAGGTTATCTGGCATCTTAAACAGCGGCTGAAATCTTTTGGAGAACACGGCTTGCGAGGGGAATGACACCATGGGACGACAGATACTGAAATTTCAATACCCCAACATGACCGGTCCGGACGTCATTTATCTCCAGAAGTTCCTGATTGACGGCGGATACTTGCAAGAGGCCACGGGAAAGTATGATGCCGCCACCGTGGAGGCAGTCAGGAAGTTTCAGGAGAATAACGGCCTGGACATTGACGGAGTCATCGGTAACCGTGAAACCTGGCCGCTGATCGAGGCCGGCTGGGAAGAGGAAACTGCGCCGGCGGCGGCTCCGCCCGCAACCGAATACGATTTCTCCACCAAGGAGGGAACTATCGCCGCTATTCGGGCCGAGTCAGTCAAACAGGGATTGACGCTGCTGACTCAACAGGCCTACGTGATTGCTACAGTCCGATGGGAGACGGCGGGAACCTTCAAGCCGGTGCGAGAGGCTTACTGGAAAAGCGAATCATGGCGAAAGGCCAATCTCCGATACTACCCTTATTATGGCCGGGGCTATGTTCAGGTCACTTGGAAAACAAACTACCAGAAGTATGCAGAAGTTTTGGGAATTGATCTGGTTAACAACCCTGATTTGGCCCTGGATTCCTACAACTCCTTGCTCATTCTCGTTCACGGCTTCCGCACCGGGGCTTTCACCGGAAAGAAAATCACCAATTACATCAATGAGAACAAAATCGATTACGTGAACGCCCGCCGGTGTATCAATGCGCTCGACAAAGCGCATGAGATTGCGGCCATAGCAAGGGAGTATGAAAGAAGCATAGATGGTGCATAGGGCGAAGAATTTTTCCATGAGGCGACACCTATGATTATCGGTTTGGGAGGCAAGGCGGGCAGCGGCAAGTCCACCGCGGCGGCCTATCTGGCTGGGAAAGGTTTTGAGGAATTAGCTTTTGCCGATCCCTTGAAGGAGGGGGCCGGAATCCTGTTCGGCTTCAATCCCGAACAGACCCACGGGGCCTTCAAGGACCGCCTGGACCACCGTATCGGTAGAACCCCCCGCGAGGTCCTGCAGTCCCTGGGGGATTTTACCCGGGTGATTTGGCCGGAGGCCTTTATCTCGGCAGTGCGCCGGCAGCTGCATCGGGCCATGGGCTCGGTGGTGATCTCGGACGTGCGGTTTTTAAACGAAGCCCGGGCCCTGGAATTATTGGGGGCGATCCTGATCCGGATCGAGCGCCAGGGGGCTGGAGCCGTAGGAGGCATCGAGTCACATGCCTCCGAGATTGAACTTGACGCCTGGCCGGGATGGTCCGCCAGGATCGACAATAATGGCACAAAATCTGATTTATACCGTCAGATTGATGAGGTTCTTACATATTTTCCCAATACCGGCGACCAAGATTGAGAGTTGCCGCTTATGGGGCCAGACCGTAAACAGCAGATCCTGGAGCGCCTGCATTTTGGAGATTTCTACCGGGGGGAACTGCCGGAGTTTAAGCCGGCCCGGGGCGATGAAATCATTGCCCTATGCCCCTTTCATGATGACCATAATCCCTCGCTGTCCGTCAATCTCAAGACGGGCATGTTCAACTGCTTCGCCTGTGACGCCAAGGGCGACGTCTTCGCCTTTTTCATGCGCAAGCACGGAGTGGATTTCAAGGAGGCCCTGAACGAGTTAGGCCGCCGGGCCGGGGTGGAGACCAACAAACCGGACGGTCCGGGGTTTCAAAGCCTGACTCTGGGGGCCTTCAGCACGGCCAAGCAGTTGCCGGTGGAGTTTCTAAAAAAAAACGGCGTTCATGAGTACCGCTTCCCGGACGGCATCACCGCGGTGGATTTCGATTATTGGAACGAGCAGGGGCAGCTCCGGGCGGTGCGCCACCGCTTTGCCAACAAAGGCGATAAGAAATTCCGCTGGCGCAAGGGCGACAAGATTTTTCCCTACGGTCTTTGGCGGCTCCGGGAGATCCAGGAGGCCGGCTGGTGTCTATTGGTGGAGGGAGAGACCGATTCCCTCACCTGCTGGCTGCATGGCCTGCCGGCCTTGGGGCTGCCGGGGAAAAAGACCTGGTCCCGCTGCTGGGAGACGCTGAAGGGCATCCCGGCGCTGCAGGATCTCCGGTTCTATGTCTGGCAGGAGCCGGATGCTCAGGACCTGCCCCAGGAGGTGGCCCGGGATCTGCCCCGGGTGCTGGTGCTGCCGGCTCCTCCGGAATACAAGGATCTGTCCGAGGCGCACTGTCAGGGTAGGGATGTTAGGGCAATAGTGCATGATCTTATGGAGATTGCGCAACCGCCCCCGGAGCCCCCGGCCATTTCCGGGGGCTTCTCCCTGGACGATCTGGGAAATGCCCGGCGCCTGGTGGCGGAGCACGGCCAGGATCTGCGTTACTGCCACCTGAGCAAGAAGTGGTATCACTGGAACGGAAACTTCTGGGAAATGGACTATTCCGGGGAAGTGGAACGTAGGGCCAAAAAGACCATCGCCAGCATCTACAAGGAGGCCTCTGAGGCTTCGGATGATAAGGCTGCAGCCCGCATCGCCAAGTTTGCCATGCAATCCTCAGCGGTCAACCGCATCCTGGCCATGGTGCGCCTGGCCCAAAGCGAACCGGGAATACAGGTGAAGCCGGCCGAGATGAACGCCAACCCCTGGCTGCTCAACGTCAAGAACGGCACCATCGACTTGAGGACCGGAGAGCTGCGGCCGCCCCATCGGGAGAATCTGATTACCGGTATAGCCCCGGTGGATTATGATCCGGATGCCCCCTGTGATCTCTGGGAGAAGTTCATCTATCAGATTATGGACTTCAATCAAAGGCCTGATACCGCCGTCCGGATGACGACCTTTCTCCAGCTGGCCCTGGGTTATAGCCTGACCGGGGACTGCCGGGAGGAGTGCCTGTTCATTCTCTGGGGCGGCGGGGCCAATGGCAAAAGCACCCTGGTCAATACCATCAGCGAGCTGCTGGGGGACTATTCCCGCAATACTCCGGTGGAATCCCTCCTATCGCGGCCCAAGGGCGGGGAGATCCCGACGGACATCGCCCGCCTGGATGGCCCCCGGTTCGTAACCACCTCCGAGGTGGACCGGGGCCGGCGCCTGGCCGAGAGTCTGGTCAAGGCCCTCACCGGCCGGGACACCATCACGGCCCGGTATCTCTACGGGGAGTTCTTTGATTTCACGCCGCAGTTCAAGCTTTGGCTCTCCACCAACAACAAGCCCATCATCAAGGGCGCCGATGACGCCATCTGGCGCCGCATTATGTTCATCCGTTTCCCGGTGCATATCCCCAAGGAGCAGCGCGACGGCGATCTCAAACACAAGTTGTTATCCGAAGGGCCGGGCATCCTGGCCTGGATGGTGCGGGGCTGCCTTGACTGGCAGCAGTGTGGTTTTGATGTGCCACCTGAGGTCATCGCCGATATCGCCGAGTACCGAAGCGAAATGGATGTGCTGGCCGACTTCATCGAGGATCGTTGCCTGGTCAGTCCGGCCTTTACCGCCACGGCCACTGATCTCTATGAAGCCTATACTGATTGGGCTGAAAAGGCGGGACTGAAGGAAAAGGAGATGCTGAAGCAACGGACGTTCGGCTCCTGTCTGTCCGAGCGGGGGTTCATCCGGGACAAGGGTGCCAAGGGGCAACGCCTCTGGCGGGGCGTGGCATTGCGTGCGTCTGAAGGTTGATGCGCCACCCTGGGCACCCGTTGCGCCACCCATTAAGTTGTTGATTTGTTTTTAATAACAAGGTGGGTGGCGCAAGGTGGCGCAAAGTTCCAGGACCTTTCTCACGAAGGCTTATATGGATTTACTTTATAGAAATAAGAGCCACCTTGCGCCACCTAATATAATAATGAAAGAATATCAAAGACATAATGGGTGGCACATGAGGTGGCGCAGGTGGCGCATTGTGCCACCCGAGCACGGGTCCTTCCCGGCCCCTCAGGATACGAGGGTGCGGAGCCGCCGCCTTTCGTTACTTATGAAATTCAAATAGTTATGTCCGTCTATGACATTTGGTCGATTTGGACGTCATTTTTATGACTGACAGCATTGTAGTCGGCATAGAGGCAGTGGCGCAGCATTTTGGCCGGTCTGAGCGCCAGGTGCGGCGCTGGCTGCGGGATGGGGCCCCGCGCTTGAGCCAGAACCGCTTCGATGTGCTCCAGATCCGAGAGTGGCTGGACCGGCGCCAGGGAAGCAGGCGATCCCGGGAGCCGTACCAGGATCCGAAGCAGCTGTTTCTGGGGGAGGGCCCGGCCGGCAAGGAGGTGCAGGAGGAGCGCCTCAAGAAGGCCAAGGCCGACCTGGCCGAGATGGAAGTCAAACAACGCCGGGGGGAGCTGGTGGCCCGCCGGGAGATCGAGCAGATGTTCGTCGCCCGGATCATGGCGGTCAGACAGGGTCTGCTGACCCTGTCCCGGGGGCTGCCGCCGCAGCTCATCCACTGCCAGGATGAACGGGAGATGGAGATCATCATCACCGCCGCCACCCGGGAGCTCCTCCTCAACTTTAGTCGACCACTGCCGGAGGCCCTGGGCGGGGTGGCGGCCCCTTCGGAAGTCCCGGGGGGCGCGAGCAGCTGAAGATTTGAGGCTGGGCCAAAAATGGCCCAGGGTGGCAGATGGCAACTTTAGATGATTTTCCCAAAAAAGAGGCTTGCAGTCAGTGGCTGAAGGCGCCATAAACAGCTGGTCGCCGCCTGAGTTGGCGGCCTGGGCTCCGCCCGAAGATATCACGGTATCGCAGTGGGCGGCCATGCACCGGTTTCTGCCGAAGTCCAGCGCCATCCCCGGAAAATGGAGTAATCGCCTGGGGCCGTATGCCGTCGGGGTCATGGATGTCTTTAATGATCCCTGGGTGGAACGGATTACCATTATGGCCTCGGTTCAGTCCATGAAGACCGAATCGGTCTATAACATGCTGGGGTATGCCATTTGTCAGGACCCGGCCCCGGCTTTGGTCGTGATGCCGACCCTGAACACCATGAAGCGGGTCAACCGCCGGATTCGGAAGATGTTTTTCTCCTGCCCGGAATTGGGGAAACACGTGACGGGTAACCCGGATGATATGCAGCTGCACCAGATCACCCTGGACCGCATGGAGATCTATTTCGCCACCGCTGGCAGTGAGGCTGACCTGCAGAACGTCGAGGCCCGCTACATCATTCTGGATGAAACTGATGAATACCCGGTGGGCAATGATGGCGGCGATCCGGTGGAGATGAGCATCGACCGCAGCACGACCTATTGGAACCGCAAGATCATCATGATCAGTCGGCCCACCATCTCCGATGGCTACATCAACAAAAGCTATGGGAAATCCGACCGGCGCAAGTTCTGGGTGCCGTGCCCCTTCTGTGGCGGCCGCCAGGTGCTCTCCTTCTGGCAGGTGAAGCACCGGGGCGAAAAGTTGGGGGAGTGGCCGCGGCTTTTGAGGGATCCGGAATATATCCGTCTCAATCGGGTGGCTCGGTATGAGTGCCGTCATTGCCAGGCGGAGATCGACGATAAGCACAAGCCCGGGATGCTGGCCGCGGGCGTCTGGTTACCGGAGGGGCATGAGGTGGATGAGCCTGTGTCATCCTCATCCCATGTCGGCTTCTGGTGGAACGTACTCTATTCGCCCTTCCGGACATTCTCGGAGGTGGCGGCGCAGTTTTTCCTGGTGAAGGACGATCCACAGAAATACCGGATCTTCGTCAATCAGTGGCTGGCGGAGCCCTGGAAAGAGGTGGTGCAGCGCCAGGAGGCCTCCGCGGTGCTGGCCCTGCGGACTGAGCGGCCGCCGGTGGTGGTGCCGGACGGGGCCCTGGGCCTCACCGCCGGCATTGATACCCAGAAGCGGGGCTTTTGGGTATCCATTTGGGCCTGGGTGCTGGCCGGCAGCGGGGTGCTGGATCAGCACTTGATCCGCTATGGCTGGGTGCATGATGAAACGGAACTGGAGATCTGGCTGTTCCAGGATGTTTACTGGAACGACGCGGCCACGGTGTCGTATCCGGTGTGGCGAAGCGGCATTGACATCGGCGGCGGCGAGGGTGAGGCCGGGGCGGCGTCCATGACCGAGCAGGTCTATGAATGGCTGCGCCGGGCCGGCAAGGGCCGGGTCTTCGGAGTCAAAGGGGCGGCCCGGGCCCTGGCCGGCGGCAAGAAAATGGCCATGAGCATCATAGACCGCATGCCAGGTAAAGGCGTGCCGATCCCGGGTGGCATTCGGCTGTGGACCCTGGACACCGGCCTGCTCAAAGATGCCTTCTGGAGCCGGGTGGCCCTGGGCCGGGTGTATCTCCATGCCGACACCGGGGAGGATTTCGCCCGGCAGGTGACGGCCGAAGTCAAGGAGCGGGACCGGCGGGGCCGGGAGATCTGGGTGCAACAGGGCCGGACGCCCAATCACTTATTGGACACCGCCATTTATGCCCTGGCCATGGCCGACCCGGAGTGTTGGGGCGGTGTGATGGTGCTCCCACGGCCGGAGCCGCCGGCGGTAGAGCAGGAGGGAGGCGCAATCAATCCGATAACCGGTCGGCCTCAGGGGGCCTGGTGGAGGAGATAGCGCGATGAGCGACTGGATCAATCGCAGGGGGAACGCCGGTATGGGCAATAATGTTCTATCGGGCAGGAAACAGATCAGCACTTATGTGCGCCGCTCCTGGAATACGGTGATGGTCTGGGTCCGGGAAAGAGACTTTCCGGCGGCTAAAATTGATGGGGTGTGGGAGTCCCATCCGGACCTCATTGATCAATGGCGGCAAGAGCAGATCAATCAAAACCGCAGTTTAAGGAATGAATTGGGAGATAGACGATGAAAAAACTACTTATCGTAATAATATTATTAGGTGTTGTAATTCAATTCGCTTTTTGGGCACAAGGCAAATCTATTATTAGACCAGCACAATTCAAAGCAGAAGCCATGTTTACATGCCTGCTTGAAAATGGTGATGTACTTAATGTAGCCGAAACAATAGACCTTGAAGGAGGGGGCGATTTTGACAAGCCCTTCCCACTCAGTATTGTCAAGATGGAAGCAGAATTTATCTTCGTAAATTTCTTCATTGGTCCCGATAAAAGTAACGAGAGGATAATGGGGTTGAGACAGGTTTTCTTGGGTGGGGCAAGAAATAGATTTCATGCCGTTAAAGGATATTTCTTCAATGAGGGCCGGGGTTTTTCCAAAATTTTTCACATAGAGCCAGGCCTCAAATTCATCAACGCCACTTTCGATTTTAGGCATGTCGGACACAATTGGGATGACATTGGCAAAGATATGCGCTCTTTCTATGGTGGGGAGGGCCTCGGCACTTTTCTGGGCGGCCTCGGCGGATTTTTGGGAGATGGCGATGGAGTCTTGCATGATTTCAAATTGCTGTTGAGCAACTTGGGACAGTTTACGAGTGGACCGCCACAGGGCAAAGGTGAAAATGGCAATAACGACTGTGGCGAGGGCCACGATGATATTAGTATATCCAGTATTCAAGAGAATCTCAATAAGTTGGCGTTAGGTGTTTTATTGGTACTTATTGCAATGGTTATCGGTTGGTTGGCTCTATGGAAAATGATGAGAGTGGAAATAGAAAAACTGAAACTTGATTTAATGCGCAACGCGTTGAAAAAACAGTTGGAAGATATGGAAAGTAAAGATCATATTCGTTATGGTTTCAGCAGTCAAGAGCCATAGAAATTATCTAAATAACTTATTTCTTAATTGATATTCTTGATATTTCATCCCTTCCGAAACGCTATTGGCATGGGTGTCAATCATATGAGTGAAGTAAAAGGCGATGAAAATGCTGGCAAGCACGGCAACAATGCCCAAAACCCGGCAGGGTATGCGGAAGTTACCATTATTGGCCATGGCGATTTGAAAAATTTCAACGCCTTTGAACACGAGATAGACGCAGAGTAAGTATGTAATAATTTGAAGCATTCCGATCATGATTATTAAGTCCTTAATAAATTTAATAAGTTATGTTTATTTACCTGAAAAGATGGGGGCAGAGGTAGGGATGGCCGGCCTTGATGCAGGTGAAAGGTCCGGCTCCTATCAGCCGACTGCCATCCGGAGCCAGGTAATATTTTTCTCCGGTCATCGGATCGACATACGGGTGCCCGGGGCCCTTGCTGCGGTCATACCAGGCATGAGAATAGACGTTGCCTCCGGCGCAACCTGCCAGGCTGAAAATTATAGTAATGGTAATCATGAGAGACATAGCTTTAAATAACATATAGTTATCTTTTCAATTCAATATATTAATCGGCATATTCGGTGGCATCATTAATTTTGTGCCCCATTGACTTTTTCAGCCAGCCGAGTAAAATATAATCGTCAAGACTCCCAAGACGGCTGACCCCCGGCTTAAGCGGTCATTTTTCTTTTTTTAACCAGAGATATAGCCTGCCAGTGTCCCGGTTACCGCGAGGGCCGGGGGGTCTCCTTGGGAGCCTTGACAGCACTGGCAGGTTTGTTTTTTTTTAGGACGGGAACTGTCAATTCCCGAAAAAATCCCAAGGAGGTAGTCATGGCAGCAGAGATCATCCGGCAGGAGGCGTTCGAGGACGTGGCATTGAACGTCATCGAACATGAGGGCGAGGAGTGGTTCACGGCCGAGGACATCGGTAAGGCTTTGGGGCTGACGGACCCATCAAGGGCAGTTCGGAAAATTTATCAACGAAATCGTGATGAATTTGAGGGTATCGATTCAGGGACCAAGTTGGTCCCCCACAGACTTGTGCGCGTAGTCAATCTGACTACGCGCCAAAAAGACGGCAAGTTGATTCCTCGGAAAGTAAAAGTATTCAACCTCCAAGCCGTCCACAAAATCGGCTTTTTCGCCGACACGCCCCGGGCCAAGCACTTCCGCCACTGGGCCTCGCACATGCTCACCACCGGCATGGAGCGGCTGCGGCAACGGGTCCTGGAGCTGGAGGCGGCCCGGGCCCCGCAGCTTCCAGCCCCGGACGGCTTCCGGGAGGAGGAAATCAGCCGGCTGCGGGAGACGCTGGCCCGGCAGGGCGAGAAGCTGGCGGCCCTGAAGAACGCCCTGCACCTGAAGCGCAAAGAATATCTGGCGCGCATCCTGGCGGACCCGCAATTGCAGCAGGTGTTTTACGACCACCTCCCCGAGGACCTGCGCGAGACCCTGGCCCTGCCGGCTCCGGAGCCGCAGTACGCCCCCGGCTCCGACGCCGAGCCCCTGCCGGTGCCCCGGGGGGTGCTGAAACGCCTGCACGCCTGCTTTCTGCACCCCAACCCCCGTCACGCCCGGGCCGGGCTGCTCATCGTGCGGGCGCTGCTGGACGGGGTGGAGCCGCCGTCCACCGAGGAGCTCTGCCTGCTGCCGGACGACCTGTTGAAGCGGGACAACTACCGGAAATCGAAGATCTGGAAGGTGCTGGCGGAGCACGAGGACGCCGAGGCCGACCAGGCCCGGCGGGAGATCAAGGCCATCGCCCTCTACACCCAGGCGGCCCTGAATTTCTATGAAGAGATCTTCCAGGGCTTTGACCTGTTCGACCGGGAGGTGTGGGGCATCGCCCGGGAGATGAGGGCAGACTAAAGCACATCCGTAAAAACCTGTCAATAGCAAAACATGGCCCGTTTGCGATCATAGATGATCATAGACGGTCAAATACGATGTCGGCCCAAAACCGGGGTTATCATGGAGGCGATAACCCCGGTTTTTTTATGGCGGCAATCCAGGAGGGAAGATGCTGTTTGATACCATCGCCGAATATGATGCTGAAATAGCCGCTACCAGAGAAACATTGAAAAAATCCATGGAACGGCAACGCTATACCTCTGGCGGCCCTGGCGCCGGCATGCACCAAGAGCGGGGTGATGTTGCAAGCATCAGGATGTATTTGGATATGCTGTCCAAAGAAAGGCAAATTCTGAAGAGGCGGGAAGAGGAGGCCCGCGGCTTGTTTACCAAAGCGAGGTTTGACAGACCCAGATGAAATTACCTGCGCTTAATTGGCTCGACAAGGCCATCTCCTACCTGTCCCCTCGCCTGGGTCTGCGGCGTCTGGCGGCCCGGGCGGCGGCGAGCGCCTATCCGGCCTACCGCGGGGCCGAAAGCAGCCGCCTGCGCTCTGATTGGGCCTTGAGCCTGACCCAGCCGACCCCGGAATTCTACGACCTGGACCGGATGCGGGAGCGCTCCCGGGACCTGAACCGCAGCGATCCGGTGGCCAGCGGCGCCACCGAAACCATGGCCCTTAACATCGTGGGCCAGGGTTTGCGGCCTCAGAGCGGGCTCCGGGCCGAAGTCCTGGGAATCAGCGAGTCCCAGGCTCAGGAGTTGCGGCGGCAAGCGGAAACCATCTGGGAGCAATGGGGCGTCTGGGCCGACAACGGCAACCGGCTGCATTTCTCCGACCTGCAGTTCATAGCCCTGCGCAAGGTCATCGAAGACGGCGAGGTTCTGGTTCTGCCCACCTGGGCGGAGGATCCCTGGCGGCCCCTGAAACGCACCCTCGAACTCATCGAAGCCGACCGCCTGGCCCCGCCGTCCGGCTTCAGCAGCAAGGCCCCCTATGGCATCGAGCTCGGTTCCCGGATGGAGCCGCAGAAATACTGGATCCGCAAGGCCCAGGCCAACTGGTTTGCCCAGGCCCGGACCGAATATATCGGCGTTCCGGCCCGGGACGGCCGGGGCCGCCCCCTGGTGCTGCATATTTTCCCGTGCAAACGGCCCGGGCAGCTCCGGGGGACGCCCTACTTTGCGCCGGTGCTGAGCTATTTCAAGGATCTGGCGGATTATCTGGAGGCCGAGGTGGTGGCCGCCCGGGTGGCCGCCTGCCTGGCGGTATTCATCACCAAGGCCGATGCCTATGGCGGCATGACTGCGGCGGCTACGGGCGTGGAGTCCGGCACGGGTGCTCGGGTGCAGGGGATCGAACCCGGGCTGATTTCCTACCTCAATTTGGGTGAGGACATCAAGGTGGTGGACCCCAAACGGGGCGGCGAGACCTTCGCCAGTTTCACCGAGCAGATGCTGCGCATCATCGGCGCGTCTCTGGGTCTGCCCTATGAACTGCTGATGAAGGATTTCAGCAAGACCAATTATTCCAGCGCCCGGGCTGCCATCCTGGAAGGCCGGCGTCTGTTCAGCAACTGGCGGTTCTGGCTGTCCCGACATTTCTGCCAGCCGATCTGGGAGCTGGTGCTGGAGGAAGCCTACCTGCGCAATCTGTTTTCGGCCAAGGATTTTTATGAAAACCGGGCGGAGTACTGCCGGGCCCAATGGATCGGCGGTTCCTGGGGCTGGGTGGACCCGGTGAAGGAAGTCCAGGCCTCCAAGCTGGCCATCGATTACGGCCTGTCCACCCTGGCGGAGGAGACCGCCGGTCAGGGCCGGGATTGGGAGGAGGTCCTGGAACAGAAAAAGCGGGAGGAGGACAAGGCCCGGGAACTGGGTTTGAATTTATCGACCGGCGGTGGACCTGCTGCAATCGCTGACAAGGAGGATAACACGGGAGAGCGGGAAGATGCCGAAAGCACCTGAGCAGTTTTTCCATATGGTCCAGGATCGAGCCTGGGCCTTGCATCCGGCCAAACTGGAGGAGGTCGCGGTTTTCATTGAGCGTCGTTTGAGCGGCGAGCATCTGGCCCCCGAGGGCGCCGCCGGCAAATCCGGCAACCGGGCCGAGCAATCCTACGAGGTGCGCCAGGGCGTGGCCGTTCTGCCTCTGTATGGGGTCCTGGACAAGCGTATGAATCTCATGCTCCGCTTCTCCGGCGGCACCAGCACGGAACTGTTCGCCCGGGATTTCCGGAAGGCCCTGGACGACCCCCGGGTGGAGGCGATCCTGCTGGACATCGATTCTCCCGGCGGGGCGGTGGACGGCACCAAGGAACTGGCGGACCTGGTGTACGGCTCCCGGGGTCAAAAGCCCATCATCGCCTACGCCAATGGTTTGATGGCGTCGGCGGCCTACTGGATCGGCTCGGCGGCGGATCAGATAGTGGCCATGGACACCGCGGAGGTGGGCAGTATCGGCGTGGCCATGATGCACTACGATTATTCCGCCCAGGATGACCAGCTAGGGATCAAACGCACGTCCATCACCGCAGGCAAATACAAGCGCATCGCCAGCGATGAAAAGCCGTTGTCCAAGGAGGGCAAGGAATATCTGCAGTCGCTGGTGGACGATTACTACGGGCTCTTCCTGGAGGCCGTGGGCCGGCACCGGAATGTGGACCCGGAAACGGTGCACGACAAAATGGCCGACGGCCGGATTTTCATCGGCAAGAAGGCCCTGAAAGCCAGGCTGGTTGACGTGATCGGCAATTTTAACGATGCCCTGGCTCTGGCCAGGCAGGAAGGAGGCAAGATGCCTAAAAATCTCACCAAAGAACATTTGCAGGCCGAAAACCCGGATCTTTACCAGGAAATTTCGGCCGAGGGCGCGGCCTGTGTCCGTCTGGACGATCTGCTGGCCGCCAATCCCGCCACCGCCGAGCAGCTGCGGGCCGAAGGCCGGGATCAGGAGCGGGCCCGGGTGGTGGAAATCATGGAATGCGGTGGCCCGGCTGACCTGACGTTGACGGCGGTCAAATCCGGTCAGGAGCCCAAGGAGGCCCTCAAGACGTTCTGGGCCGCCCGGGACCAGTGGAAGGCCCAGGCCCTGGACAATCTCCAGGCCGCAGCGGCGCCGTCGGTGGGCCAGATGGCGGCGGAAACCGTTATCGACACCAGCCTGCCCCTTGAAGAACGGGCCAAGGCGGAATGGGACAAGGACCCGCAGCTCCGCCGGGAGTTCCCGGAATTCAGCGCCTATCTGGCCTTTACCAAGGCGCAGGCTGCCGGCCTGGTGAAAATCAAGGGTAAATCCTAAGAATCACGGGAGGTAAACATATCATGGCATTGAGCAAGAATACTCCGGTTAAGGAGGTCCTGGGGGAATTCGCCGATTATCCCCTCTACCAGGGCATCCACGCCTATGAAGGCGCAATGATCTTTCTGCGGGCAGACGGCTATGCCACCAATGCGGCCGGGGGCCTGAAATTTTTGGGGCATGCCGACGCCGAGGCCAACAACGCCAACGGCGGCAACGGCGGTTTGTATGTCCACCTCCGCCGGGGGAATTACCGTCTACAGGTCCTCCTGTCGGGGGTGACCATTACCGATGCGGGCAAGCCGGTCTACGCCAGCGACGACGGCACCTTGACCCTCACCGCGGACAGCAACAGCCTGGTGGGCCGGGTGGTACGCTATGTGGCCGCCGATACCTGCATCGTGGAGTTCCACGGAGTCGGCGAAGGCACGGTGACGGTGGTGCAGCAGGCCCACATTGCTGACGCCAAAACGGATTACACCACCGGCGACCTGGACGCCGAGGCGGAGATCATCGCCGCCTTCAACACCACCAATGGCAAGATCAACGCCATTCTGGCCGCCCTGGAAGCAGCGGAAATCCTGGCGAGTTCTTGATATCCCCCAGTGGGGCAAGGAGGATTAAATAATGCCTGAAAAATTAGCTCTGTCCAGCCGGGCCATTATCGGCCGGTTTTATCAGACCCTGGAGACGGCCCTGGGGGGTTCCTGGGCCACCCTGATCGGCATGCTGTTCCCCAGTGACCAGGAAAGCGAGACCTACAAGTGGCTGGGCATGGCTCCGGCGCTGCGGGAATGGATCGACGGCCGCCAGGCCAAGGGGCTGCGGTCCAACGGGTTCACGATCCAAAACAAGACCTTCGAAGCGACTCTGGCCATTGCCGTGGATGATCTCCGGCGGGACAAGACCGGCCAGATTCTGGTGCGCATCGATGAAATGGCGGGCCGGGTGGCGGGCCACTGGGAATCCCTGGTCTCCAGTTTGATTTTGAACGGCAATGCCGCGGCCTGCTATGACAGCCAGAATTTCTTTGCCACGGCCCACAGCGAAGGCGATTCGGGCACGCAGCTGAACCTGCTGGCGGCAGCCCAGGTGCCGGCCCTGAACGTGGCCGTCGCCGCGGCTCCCACCGCCAATGAGATGGCGGAAGCCATCCTGGGCGTCATTGCCTATTTCTATGGCTACAAAGACGATCAGGGGCAGCCTATCAACGGCGACGCCCGGAATTTTCTGGTCATGACCCCCGTGCCGCTGTGGGGTGCGGCCGTGGCCGGCGTTACCAGTCAGCTGCTCAACACCGGCTCCGGGTCCCGGGACAACCCGTTGCTGGCGCTCACCCGGAATCAGGGCTTGACGGTGAACGTGGTGGCGAATCCGCGGCTGAACTGGACCACTGACTTTGCGTTGTTCCGCACCGACGGCCGGGCCAAGCCGTTCATTCTCCAGGAGGAGCAGGGGGTGCAGGTTTCCGCCATTGCGGAGGGCTCCGAGGAGGAGTTCAAGAACGACCGGCACCTCTATGGGATCAAGCTCATCGGCAATGCCGGCTACGGCCTCTGGCAGCACGCCATCCGGGCGACCTTGAGCAGCAGCTAACCATGGCCAAGGATCCGATCAAGGCCCTGGAGGCCTTGGGAAAAAAGCTGGAAAAGAAGGTTGCAAAGGTTCTTGATGAATGTGTGTTCAAAATAAGGCGTCGGGTGACCAGTCAGGAATTTCTGAAATGGCGCACTAAGCGGCGTCCGATAGTGGTGGAAAAGGCTAAGTTGGTAGCGGGGATTATGACTGCAACGGTGAGAGGGGCAAGTAGATGGACCTGGGGACATGTGCATATCGGCGAGCCTGGGTCCACAACTATAAGTCCCAAAAGAGGCAGATATCTGGCCCTGCCCACTGATTTTGTCAAGACCTTTCGTGGCCATCCGGTCGGTCCGAGGCGCTACAGTGGTACTTTTGTGCGGAAGGGCGTAATTTTCGGCCTGGCCGGCTGGCACGGCTCCTCCGGGATACGTCAATACCGGGCGGCCGGCGAACGGTTCGAGAAAAAAACCGCAATTCCGTTATTTATTCTTCAGGGCTCAGTGGTGGTGCGTCGGCGAATTATCCCATCACAATTGCTCGCATGGATACAGCCGCATTTCTTGGCATTATTGAAAAAGGAGGCGCTGGTCCCCTAATGGCAGATCCTGTGAAGGTCCGGATCATGAAGGCCCTGGAGATGATGCTGGGAGACATTCCCGAACTCGGTTCGGTGCAGCGCTGGTATGACATCCCGGTGGATTTGGAAACCCTGGATCTGCCGGCGCTGTTCTATTGGGAAGAAGAAGAACGGGGGGTCAGAAATCGCCTGGCCTGGAACAAGCTGGACCTGAATTTTGCGGTTTTTTACCGCCTGGCCTCCTTTGACGGCCCCGGCTATCAGCAGTTCAGTGATGCCGCGGATGATCTGGCCGCAAAAATCCATGCCAAGCTGGCGATCCCGGCGGCCTTGAGGGAGGCCGGGATGGTCACCCTGGAAGAAAAGTTTGTCAGAAAGGCCCTCGCCAACGAAATGTTCGGCGAGCTGACCATGTCATACCTGCTGATCTATGGCCATGCCTTCGGTGATGCCTATAGCACGGCTTATTGAGCCAAGGAGGAGATATCATGCCTGTGCCTGCCAATATGGAAAACTACACGGTCCCGGGCGGGATCAAGCTCTTTTTCAACACCGGGACGGGGGAACGCGACCTGGGCAACATCATGGAGCTGGACCTGGAGCCCGGCACCGAGGAACTGGAGCACTACACCAACCGCAGCGGCGCCCGGCGCAAGGACAAGGTAATCACCCTGGAGGAGAAGCTGACCCTCAAGTTCAAGCTGGACGAGCCGGTGATCGAGCACCTGCAGTACTTCTTCAAGGGCGGCGACATCACGGCCCAGGGAGCCGGGACCGCAAACGCCGAGGTCAAGGCGGTTCTGACCGGGGTGGGCTTCGTCTCCCTGGGGGCCTATTACGGCCTGTCCGCCGTCACCGTGCGCCAGTTCCTGGACCGCTGCTTCCTGCAGGACGCCTCCGCCGGCGGAACCTTTGTGGATAACAGCGCCGAGGCCGACAGCCTGGGGGGCACCGCCTTCGAGATCATCGCCGAGGCCGATGACAAGCTCTACCTGATGAAGGCCACCCCCTTCACGGAGGTCTACTTCGACTTCGGCACCCCGGGCGAGTACACCGGCGTCGCCTTCAAGTACTGGAACGGGACGGAATGGACCGCGGTAAGCAACCTGACCGGGGCGGCCGCGGCCTTGGCGGCCGACGGTAAGGCCACCTGGGACCTGCCGGCGGGCTGGACCAAGACCACCATCAACGGCTACAACGGCTACGCCATTGAGATCACCGCCACGGCGGTCACCACTGCAGCCCTGGTGAACAGCATCCGGCAGGACGCGGTGGTGAACGTGGACTACGTCCTGGACGCCGGCAGCGCCGGTGCGGAGGGTCGCCAGGACGGCCGCATCGCCCGGCTGGCCGGGGGCTTCCTGGCCGACGGCGAGGAGGTCAAGGCGGCCTTCACCTACACTACCTGGACGGCTCTGAAGATGCCCATTGCGGCGTCGGCCTTCGTGGAGGGAGCGGCCCGGCTGGAGATGCACCCCACCGAGGGCCGGGGATTGAAGAAGGACTTCGTGTTCCCCAAGACCATGCTCAAGCCCCAGGGGGCCATCAGCTTCGACGACAAGAAATGGATGGAGGTGCCCCTGAGCCTGGAGGTCCTGGACAACAGCGAAGTCACCCCGGACACCCCGTATGGCTACATCCTGGATTATGACGTGTAACGTGGAGGCTGCATGACCACCGAGAAACCACCGGAAGTCGATGAGATCGGCCTGCTCTGCGGCGAAGAGCAGATCGGAAAATATACCGTCAAGGGCTGGACTCTGCGCCAGTTCCAGACCCTGCTCCCGATCCTCCTGGAGGCCCTGAAGGCCCTCCAGGCCCTGGGGATCAGCTGGGAGGACTTGGGGACGGATCAGGCCAAGACCCTGCAGGCCATTCAGGCGGCTCTGGAGGTCCTGACCCCCCAAGCCGCGAGGGTGCTGGCCATCAGCCTGGGCATCTCCGAGGACGAGGCCGGGGACCTGGACCTGGCCGACGCCTCGGTGCTGCTCCTGAAAATCATCGCCCACAACATGGAACACCTAAAAAACTTGCCCGCCCGGCTCACGGCGACAGTCCAGGCCCTGAGTCCGGGCGGCTCCTGATCCTGCGGGTCATCGACGACCTGGTGAACCGGGGCCACCGTCTGCACGACCTGGTGAACGTCTACCCCCTGCGCCTGGTCACATACCTGCACCAGGCGGCCCACCTGAACCGGCGGTCGGAGATGGTGCTCCTGGCCAACGTGGTCTCCATCGGGGTGAGCCACTCCCTGGATCTGGCCCTGGACAAGGGCAGGGGGAAAGTCCTGGAACGATTCGCAGACCTCATGCTGGATGCGGCGATCAATGTGAAGAAGCGCCGCCCCGCGATGAGCGAGCGGGCGGCGTCATTCTTTGGCGGTCTACCAGTGCGAAAGGCAAAAAATGGCTGAGAACCTGGGCGAACTGATAGCCAAATTGGGCGTTGACATTCGGGACCTGAAGGCGGGCCTGGCCGCCGGCCGCTCCGACCTGGCCTCGTTCAAGTCGGCGGCGGAGTCCCTGGGGACTGCGGTCAAGAAGGCCCTGACCTTCGCCGGCGTCGCCGTGGGGATCTGGGAGCTGGCCGGGGCTTTGAAGGAGTTCGCCAAGAGTGCCGCCCTCACCGGGGCCCGGACCGAGACCCTGGAAGTCGCCATGAACACGGTGGGGAAATCCGCCGGGTTGTCCGCCTCCTCCCTCAAGCTCCTCGTTGAAGACCTGAAGGCCGCCGGGATCACCACCCAGGAGTCCATGAGCGCCATCACCCGGAGTATGGCCGCCGGACTGGATCTGTCCAAGCTGCAGGAGCTGGCCGCCCGGGCCCGGGACGTGGCCGTGGTGGCGGGTGAAAATACCAGTCAGACCATGAACAAGCTCATTCACGGGATCATCTCGGGGCAGACCGAGATGTTCCGCACCCTGGGCATTCCCATTGCCAACATGGAGGACGCCTGGAAACGCTACGCCGCGGCCTTGGGGAAGACCAAGGAAGAGCTGACCCAGGTGGAGAAGGCCAACGCCACACTTAACGAAGTCCTGCAGGCCACTGGGCGATTTGCCGGGGCCGCGGCGGCCGCCGATACCACCGTGAACAAGATGCTGGCCTCCCTGGCCCGCTTCGCGGAAGAGGCCAAGAACGCCCTCTACCCGGTCTTCGGCCCCTCCATGAAGGCGGCGGTGGAGTTCATGACTCAGGCCTGGAAGGACCTGCAACAGTGGGCGGAGCGTAACAAGCAGGCCCTCAAGGACTTCGGGGATCAGGTGGCCCGGTGGGTGACCTCGGCCCTCACTGCGGTCCGGGCGGCGGTATCCTGGGCGGTGGAAAACCGCCAGCTCCTGGGGACCATCCTGGAGCTGTTCGTGGTAGCCAAACTCACCGGCTACGCCCTGGCCCTGACCGGAGCCCTAGTCAAACTGGGGAGTGCCCTCAAAACCGTGGCCACCTTCTTCAGCTCTGCGGCCACCGCCGCGTCCGTGGCCACGGCCATGTTCGGGGCCGCGGTGGTCAAGATCACCGCCGCGGCGGCCGTCCTGGGGGTTTACGGGGCCATCAAAGCGTTTACGGAACCGGATAAGTTCGGAGGCGATTGGGAGAACGCCCCGCCGGGCATGATCCCGGAGGCCGTTTCCAATATACCCCGGGAGTCACCCAAAAAGCCCTCGCCCAAGACAAAGATAACGCCTGAGTCGATGAGGGCCTTCCAACAATTTCATCGGGACCTCCTGGATCAGGAGATGGCCAACGCCAAAAAGAAAGCCCTGGAGGAGGCTCCCAAGCCTGCCGACAGCAAAGAAAAAGGCGGTGGAGCCAAGGAAAAGGCTCCAGAGGACTTCACTCGCCTTATTGAGAAGGAGCTGAAGGCCCAGCTCGACCTGGAGCTGGCCAAGAGCGAGGAGGCCCTGAAGAACCTCAAGGCGGAACAGGACAAGAAGAAGGCGATCCTGAAGACCGCCTTTGAAGAGGGCAAGGTGGACGGGGCAGCCTATTATTCTGAGCTCCGCCGGATGGACGAGGAGTACTACCAGGGGGCCGCCGACCTGATCCGGCAGAAAATCGAGGCTGAGAACCAGATTTTCCAACAGCAGGTCGCTAGCCTGGAGAAGTCCGACAAGCTCTCCCCCCAGGCCCTGGAACTGGAGAAGCGGGCCATGGCCCTGGAGCACCAGGAACGGGTGCTCAAGCTCCAGGGGGAACTTACCCGCACCCTCACCGAGCAGGAGCGGGAGCTGGCCAACCAGACCCAGGAGGAGGCCCGCTACCGCAAGGAGATCGCCGACATCCTGGCGGAAGGCGCCGAGGCCCTGGCCCTGGGGCCCATCGCCGAGAAGGAGGCGGAGATCAACCGCCTGTTCCGGGAGCGGATGGAACTCAAGAAGCGCATTCCGGCGGAGAACCTGTCGGAGTTCGATACCCAAACCCAGGGCCTGGTCGAGAAGAAGACCATCGGGGAAGAAGCCCTGGGTTGGGCGGAAACCTTCTCGGGGGGCATCCGGAACTTCGTGGAGACGGTGGCCGCCGGCGGGGCCGACATCACCAAGGCCATGAACAGCTTCTTCAAGCAGATTTTCAGCCAGAGCCTGGAGAAGGGGTTCAAGCAGCTGACCCAGTGGCTCACCAACGTGTTCACGGAGCTGTTCGGGGCCCTGGGGTCCACCCTGGCCAACGCGGTCATGGGGATCATCGGCCTCATCGGGATGCTGCTTACCTCCGGGGGCGGCAGCAAGTCCTGGACCCCTTCGAACATCGAAAGCAAGGTCACGTCTTCCAAGGAGCTGCGGGGGGTCATCGCCGGGGAGACCTCGCTGCCCATTGCGGAGATCTCCGGCAGTTTGAGTGAGGCCATGGCCCCGGCCAACCGCTACCTGGCAGAGATCGCCTCCAACACCCGGGGCCTCAAGAACTTCGGGATCAACATCACCATCGAGGGGCTGCAGGAGGCCATCAAGGAAGCCTTCGACCGCTACTTTGCCGACGCCCTCATGAGGGTTGCGTAATGGCCCTGATCGCCCGGTTCAGCCCCCGGCCCGGCGGCGGCGAAGCCGTAACCTTCAGGGGGAGCGTCCCGAACCAGGCGGTCTACTGGTCCCTGGTGAGCGTGAATGAGGATACCGGAGTGGAGGGCCCGGCCCTGGGCAGCCTCAAGTGGAGCAAGACCCATACCGACGCCTCCCGGTGCTGCCTGAACTTCTACTTTGCCCCGGAAGTCGTGACCCCCGGGGTCCATGACCGGGTGAAGGTGAGGTACGTGGCGTAATGGCACTGGAACTCATCTATACCAGCACCAAGACGGTGGCCAACGTTAGCGGCCTGGGGAGCACGGACGCGGCTGTGTTCATGCCCAACTGGGACGCGGTGCTGACCCGCCTGGCAGTCTATTCGGGCTACGGGAACCTGTTCAAGGTCTTTCGGGACGGCACCGCCATTTGCATCGGCAACCAGCTCTCCGGCCTCAGGTTCGGCAGCCTGGCGGGCGGCGGGGGCGTGGCCCTGGTCCCGGTCACCGGCGGCTACGACGCCTACGGGCTGGACCCCATTGCCGGGCAGCCTGACTACGGCCGCAAGCTCAACGGCCTGGTCCTGGATGGTGGGTGGATACTCTCGGGCGACCTGTTCGACCCGGACCAGGGGCTGCTCTACCACCGGGGGTCCGGCGGCCGCACCGTGGAGCGCCGCCGTCTCAGCGACGGCCAAGTGGTGAGCAGCTTCTCCATCGAGGCCGACACCCAGATCGCCTATCACGCCTATCACTACGCCGGGGCGGGGCGGGCCCTGGCGGTGAGCTACAACTCCCCGGGCAAGGCGGTGTTCTTCGACTACAACACCGGGGAGATCGTTCTGGCCAGCGAGCTGGGTCTGGCCGCCCGGATCGTCGCCTATGACCACCTGCACCGGCTGGTGATTGCGGTCCTGGCGGACGGCCGCGTCAAGGTCTTCACCTCCGAGGCCCTGCCGGCCAATTTATCCTCCCCGGCGTTTGCCCCGGCCGCGGCCGGCAAGCTCCAGGGGAACGTCCTCACCACCCGGCTCACCGGCAGCCGGGGGGAGCCCATCGGTGACGCCTGGGTCAAGTGGCGCCTGGCGGGCGATAAGGGCAGCCTGGAAAAGCCTTACACCCGGACTGACACCGACGGCTACGCCCGCAATTTCTATTACGGCCCGGAGACCGACCTGGGTCTGGGCCAGGAGACGGTGATCGTGGAGGTGGTGGTCTGATGGCCCTGGAACTGCTCCTCACCGTGGCCCCCTGCCTCACCTATGCGCCCTACACCGGCGGGAGCAGCAGCCTGTTTCCGGCCTATCTGTATAACACCTGGCTCATCACTCCGCCCCGGCAGTACCAGGAGTCCCTGCAGCCGGCCCGGCACTTCTTCTATGAACCCAACGGGGACCACCTGGTCCTCCTGGGGATGGAGCTTTATCTCTTGTATCCCGGCTGGCGGATGGTGCGCTACGTCTGGAACGCCGAAAACGGAAGTTTGGTTTCGGACCTGTCCGGTCCCCTCACCAGCGCCCCCTACTGGATCAGCTGGAATTACTCGGCCGAGACCGGCGGGTTCGGCAAGGTCTACGCCTGCGGCAACTCCTACACCTACGTCCAGGAGGTGGACTGGCGCACCCTGGCACCCGTGCCCGGAGGCTTCAAGACCTGCGACTGGCCCGACCATCCCATCTTCCGGCACGCGGTGGTCAACCGGACCCACCAGGTCCTGGCCGGGGTCGGCTCCTGGTTCCTGGAGGTGTGGGACTACCAGACCCCCGTCAAATTGGGGGAGCTGCGCCTCCCCTACCTGCTCTCCGATCTGGCCTATGAGAACGACGATCTGCTGTGGGCCGTGCACCAGAACGGTCTCCTGTCCAAGATCGACTACCGGCAGCGGCGGTTTGAGACCCTAACCCGGATCAAGGCCCCGGACCCGGAGGACCTGAACTACCTGGCGGCCTTCGACAGCAGGAGGAAGCGCCTGGTGATCTTCCGGCACAAGCCCGACGCCGCGGATGGAGCCTGCCGCTGCCAGCTGGAGTTCTACCGGCCCCACCCCCGCCCGGTGCTTCTCACCGACCCGGTGCCCATTGCGCCCTTACGGGTGAGTCAGGAAACCCCGTTCATCTCCCAGGTCATGGGAGACGGCGGCGAGGCGGTGACCAACGTCCTGGCCACGGGCACCCTCCTGGACCCGGTCCATGGGCAGCTCACGGCCAGCGGGGCTTCCACCGGCCTGGACGGGGCGGCCATGCTGCGCTACCAGGCCCCCGATGACCCGGCCACGGACACCCTGCAGGTGACCGTCACCGTACCGGACGAGTGAGGATGACATGGCGATTATCACGGCCCAAACCACGTTCAATGTCGAAGCGACGGAATACCTGGAAGAAATCCTGGACCTGGTGCTGCTCCCGGAGGCCCCGGGCCTGGACGCCCTGCGCTTCCTACGCTACCCCGGGGACCTCCTGCCCCCCCTGATCTACGAGCAGAACCCCGACCGGTGGGAGAACTTCGACACCGTGCCCCTGACCGGGCGGCCCCTGTCCAAGACCGACCTGACCCTGGAGGGGACCCGGACGGCGCAGTGGCCCGGGTATATCGCCGACCGGCCGGTGCGGGAGACCTGGAAGGGGGATGAACGGCGGCTCTCGGCCAGTCTCTATTTCTTCCGGCGGCTGTGGGAGTACTGGGCCAACCCGCCTTCGGACGGCTACATCACCTGGTGGCCCCAGGACCGCACCAGCCAGGGCTACAACATCCACATCGAGGACGTCTCCGTGGCCGGGAGCGAGACCGTGAACCTGGACTACATCGCCACGAGAAACGGCTATCTGGTGGGGGACCTGGTGTTCACCTTCAGGATCATCGGAGAGGCGTCGTGAGAGACCTGCCCTTTGAACTGGCGGCCCGGCTGTTCTCCGGCCGGCGCCTCCCGGCCTTCAAAATCTACGCCTGGGACCCGGAACAGGACAATTATGCCTCCATCATCAGCGGGGAGTATAACCAGGCCCCGGTGGACCTGACCCCCTACTGCTCGGACCTCCAGTGGACCCCGGGGCGGCTGACCTTCACCTTGAAGGACAACGAGGCCATGCTGTTCAACCCGGACACCGGGGATGCGGCCCCCTACCTGGTCTCCGGGGCCATCATCCGGCTCAAGGAAGGGGACGACCGGGTGGCGGAGGCTCACTGGCTCTGGACCTTCACCGGCAACATCAACGGCCAGATCGGCTGGAGCCGGTCCCGGCGGGGAAAGAAGTACGAGGCCAAGGTCACGGTCTTCTCCCGGGAGAACTCCCAGGGCTTCAAGCGGCGGAAGATCACCAGCCCGAGTTATACGGTAGGCACCGACCTGGGGGTGATGCTCCGGGACATCTGCCTCACAAACCTGGGGATGAACGAGGCCGAGCTCCGGGTGCCCGCGACCCTGGGGTACTACTTCCACCACAACACCAACCAGATCGTGGAGATGACCCCCTGGGAGAGCTTCGAGTCCATCCTGCAGGTGGGGCTGCAAAGCCCGTTCTTTGACGGCGAAGGGAAGCTGGCGGGCTACCGCCGGGACGTGAACCGGGCCCCGGACGTGATCCTGCCCGACGGCCACCGGATTTACGACCTGGAGGTAGTGCAGCGCACCGGCGACGCCACCAACAAGGTCATCGTCACCTACCTGGACAGCCAGCTTACAGAGGTGGACGGCGAATACCAGAAGCTGGGGACGGCGCAGATCACCACGGGCTTCTTCACTAACGAGGAAAAGCTGGACTGCTGGTGGAGCGAGGACCGGCGGCAGCGGGCCCGGAACACCCGCCTCAAGATCATCAAAAGCGTCAACGGCAACCTGCTTCCTGTGGGCACGGAGAAGTACCGGGAGATTGACGAATTTCACGGCCGGATCACCATCACCATCTCCTCCTGGGTGCCCCTGCTGGCCACGGGCATGGTGCTCGAGTACCTGGCCGCGGCCATGATCCCTGATAAGACTGAGGCAACGACATCGGGGTTTACCGCACCAACTATACTGACGGGGGAATGCGCCGCCGGAGTCTGTACTGTAGAAGCACCGCCTATAGCGGTAAGAACCGCCGAGGATCCGGGCGCGGGTTGGACTATCCCCTGGGGACGCGTCCTCCAGGCCCAGGCCTCCATCGGCATCATGCTCATCATGATGAGCCTGGGCTCAGCCCAGTACGAGGTCTGGGGCATCCCTTATGACCTGTGCTACCTGGAGAAGACGGTCATCGCCCAGGAGGAGGGCCTCGAGTACTGGCAGGAGGTGGAGCTGGAGATCAAGAACGACTTCATCGGCACCGCGGCCCAGGCCGAGGCCCTGGCCCTTAACGAGCTGATCTACCAGAAATCGGCCTCGTACCCCCGGAAGGTGGTCATGGAGGATCACCCCGGGATCGAGATCGGGGACATCGTGCAACTGCCCGACGGCCGCCGGGTCTTCGTGCAGGAAATGTCACGGATCCTCAAACGGGGCGAGATCCCCATCCTGGAGATCACCGGCTTCAAGGTGCTGACGGTATGAGCCTGTTCAAGATCATCGACTGGGGCGTGAAGCGGGAACAGGGGGCGGTGCGGGGCACCGTGGCCTCGGGGTTCTACCGTTATTACGACGACGCCACCGGCTGGACCTGGGCCGTGGACGTGGACATCGGCGGCGGCAAGACCCTGAAGGCCGTGCCTGTGGCCCTGAACAACCGGGACATCATCTACGCCCAGCAGGGCTTCCCGGTGGTCCTGTCCAAGGTGGGGAACAACCGGCACGCGGTCTCGGGCATTTCCAAGGTGGTGGTGGGCACCACCACCTATCTCTATGTGAACCTGAAGGAGAGCCTGGGGCAGATCGTGCGGCGGGAGACCCGGGGCAGCTACGTCCGGCCCGTGACCTACGGCGAGTTGGCTGCACTGGGGGGCTACGGCAACGTCCCCTACGGCGCCCGGGGCCGGTTCAATGCCGCCGACGACAGCCTCATCGAGTTTGTGGTGTAAGGGGGGAGACCCATGAGTATCGACATCCTGCAGCTGATCACCAACGACACGGACTATATCGCCAAGCACAACACCAACTACGGGGTCATCAAGGCCGCCGTGGACCTCCTGCAGATGCAGATGTCCTCGGTGACCAGCGTGTCCGGCGTGTCCGTACCCCTGGGCCTCATGGAGATCTTCGACCGGACCGGCCTGGTAGGGTCCGGAAGCTTCGACTTCAATGAGGGGGTGAAAACCGGCCCCTCCTATTATCTGGAAGTGGCAGCCGGGGCCTGGTGGAACGGGGCGGAATGGTGCCAGAAGCTGAGCGCCACCAACATCAGCCTGGCCTCCTACAACACCGGGACCTATTACCTGAACATCGACAGCACCGGCACCCCCACCATTGCCCAGTCGGCCACCGCGGGGCGCACCGCCCGGCAGTTCCACTGGGACGCCACTACCCACACGGTGAGCGCCAAGGCCCTCTACACCGGGGCGGCGATCCTGTTTGACGGGGATGATTACGCCGACATGCTGGACTCGGCCGCCCGGGGCCTGACCTATGGGAAGGTGGCGGACCGTCTGGAGGACATCGAGAAGCTGCTGGCGGAGTTCACCAACTACTACGGCCAGGACCTGGCCCAGACCACCGGTCTGGAGTTTTACTACCTGGCGGGCAAGGTCAGGAACGACAGCACTGTCACCGACACGCCGGCGGGACACCTCACCCTCACGGCCAGCACCACCAATTATATCGAAGTGGACCCGGCCACGGGCGTCGTGAGCGCCAACACCACGGGGTTCACCTCGGGGCTGATCCCCCTGTTCCAGGTGGCCACCGGGGCCTCCGCCATCACGTCGGTGACCGATAAGCGCACCTGGGCCGTGGCCGGGACCGGCGGCGGCGGGGGCGGCGGCCACACCCAGGGGACCGACCTGGGGACCACCTCCGATACCTTTACCCTGGACACCGACGCCACCGGGACCCCCACGGGGCGGGTGCAGCTGCAGGTGGAGAACGGGGACAACCCCAACGCCGCCCTGGCCTATAACCGGGATACCGGCAAGTGGGAGTACAGCACCGACGGCGGGTCCACCTGGCGGGAACTCAATGACCCGAACCTGGACCTGGGGGCGCAGGAGCTGACCAAGTACACCCCCCGGGAGGACCCCGACCTGGTGCTGGAGGAGTTGGGGCGGGGCAGTTCATCGGACTATGAGGACCTGGACCTCTCCGGGTTCATCACCGCCCCCTTCGGCGCCACCGCCGTGGTTCTGCGGGTGTTCTTCTGGGATTCGGCCCAGGGAGAGATGGTCAACGTCCTGTTCAAGAAGAAGGACGCGGCCGGCTCCCCGGCCCTGGCCTGGACGGTGTGGGCCGGGGCCCAGGACCCCGCCACTCTGGTCATCCCCCTGAGCGACGCCGGGGCCCTGCAGTACTGGGTCAACGCCTCCGGGACGACGAGCGCCAATCTCCGGGTCTTCCTCCAGGGATATTACGAACGGGTCACCGGCGTGGGCACCCAGGAGCGCACCTGCTCCCAGACCGGGATCGCCGTGCCGGCCGGCGGGAATATCACCCTGAACCTCACCGGCGAATGCAACCGGGGCCTGGCCCACTACCTCAAGCTGGAGGAGACCGGGGGCCTGGTCTCCGGGGTCTATGACATCGAGTTCTACCGCTACGACACCTTCACCGGCCTACTCTACAAGGCCACAGATATCGACCCCCAGGGGGCGGCTTATGAGGATTTCGTCCCTTGGTGGATCGCTGACGGGGACAACACCAGCGAACTGCACGTCAAGCTGAGCAACCATGACACCGGCAACCAGGCCACCTTCAGCCTGGACCTGGTCTATGAGAAGTTCGCCTAGGGGGGACAGCCATGATTCATTGGGTCAAGGCACTATTGGGATTTTTAATCTTCTGTATCCTGTGGAATGGTTAATAACCATGGCCCGGAAATTCATCGACGGGTTTGAAAGCGGCGGACTGGGACTGTGGACCAATGTCGGCCAGTATGCTAGCCTGGCCACCGGCATCTCCGGCATGAGTGGGACCTACTGCCTGGACCTGGCCACCGGGTCCGCCCCCAACTCAAATGTCCAACTGGCCTTGGCCGGTGCCTCTGAGATGTACTTCGCCTTCAAGCTGCGGCGGACATCGGATAGCGCTTTAAATAACATCCTAACCCTGTTGAAGGGCAGCACCGCCATCGGTGGCCTGAAAATCCCCGCCTCCGGCGCCAATGCCGGGAAGCTGACGGCCTACGTCGGCACCTACACCAATGAGACCGTGGCTGGGCCAACCTACATCAGCAAGGACACTACCTATCTCATCGAGGTGCGCTACAAGGTGGCGGACTCCGGCGGCATCATTCAGGTGAAGCTCAACGGCAGCCTGGAAATCGACTACACCGGCGACACCAAGCCGGGGATCGACACCACCTTCGATCTCATCAACTTCGGGGCCTATGTCTCTTACAATGCCTTTTTCTATCTCGACGACGTGGTGATCGATGACGCCAACTGGATCGGCAATTCGCAGATTCAGGGGCTCATGGCCAGCGAGGCGGGGAACTCCACGCAGTGGACCCCCTCGGCGGGGGCCAACTTCGGCTGCGTGGATGAGGTCCCACCGAACGACAGCGATTACGTCAGCACCAACACCGACGGGGCCCTGGACCTCTACACCTTCTCCGATCTGCAAGGAGCCGTCGATGCGGTCAAGAGCGTCCAGGTCCAGGCCCGGATGCTCAAGGAGGGCTCGCCGACACCGCAAAAGGGGCAGCTGGTGGTAAGGTCCTGGGGGGCCGACTATGTCAGCGGCAGCAAGGTCCTGCCCATCGCCAGCCCCCGGGCGGTCTGCCATCTGTGGGAGGCTAACCCCAATACCGGGGCGGCCTGGACCACCACCGGGGTCAATAGCGCCGAGTTCGGCATCAAGGCAGTGGTGAGCTGATGGCGACCCGGATCTATTTCCATGGCCCCGGTTCCTATAACGAGATTGTCCCCTCGATTGCACCGGCCTTTAGTTCTTCATGGGAGGGCGTTCAGGGGGGCGCTAATCCCAACCGCAGGTTCTGCTCACTGGTCAAGCGCAGCTCGGTATCAGGCACGGCGGGCAATTATAGCGGATTTGAGACGTCAACCACCTCCCCCTATGACGTGGGCATCCTGCAGTTCATCAGCGACCGGCTGGCGGCCCAGACCATTTCCGGCACGGTCAAGGGGCAGTTACGCTGCTATGAAGGCAACGCCGACGCCGACTACTGCGCCGCGGTGGTGATCCGGGTGGTGTCGGCGGACGGCCAGACGGTCCGGGGGACCCTGCTGTCCTATTTCCCGGGAAGCCTGACCTCGGAATGGGCCACCACCTTCACGAACCGGCAATTCCCGCCGTCCACGGCACTGGGCGAGGTGGTCTGCCAGGCCGGCGACCGCCTGGTGATCGAGGTCGGGTTCCGGTCCTTCAACACCCACAACACCTACCGGCTGGGCTATGTGCACCTGAACGACACCGCGGCCACCGATCTGCCGGAGGACGAGACCACCACCACGGAGTACGCCCCCTGGATGGAGTTCAGCCAGACGCTGAACTTCATCAACGACGTTCTGGCCTCCCAGGTCATGGCCCAGGTAGAGCACACCATCCCGGGGCTCATCAAGGCGTCCCAGGTCTTTTTGCAAGTGGAGTACACCCCGGGGACCGAGATCGTGGCGACGCCGGGCCTCAGTGAGCTGGCCCTGGCCCCGTTGACGGCCCAGGGGGTGAACATCACCTATCGACAGTTCCCCTTGCTTCCCGGGGAGCGCTTGGGGCAGACCCAGCTCGGGAAGCGCAAGTTCCCGGTGATCGTGTAGGGAGGTAGCCCATGGCCAATGTGATCTTCAACGGCTTCAAGCAGTACGTCATGGACGGGACCATCGACCTGGTCAATGACACCATCCGCTGCGCCCTGTTCACCAATGCCTACACCCCGGATCAGGACGCACAGGATAACTGGGGCGATCTCTCCGGGGAGGCCTCCGGGGGCGGTTATACCTCCGGGGGCCAAGCCCTCAGCGGGAAATCCGTCACCCATGACGACGCCGCGGACAAAGGGATCTTCGACACCGATGACGCGGAGTGGCCCGGGGCGACCCTGGTGAACGTCCGGTGGGCAGTGCTCTACAAGGACGCGGCCGCAGCCGCGGACCGAAAGCTCATCGGCGCCTGGGACCTGGGGGCGGATCAAAGCCCCACCAATGTCAAGTTTCGGGTGCAGTGGAACGCGGCGGGGATTCTGACTTTATCGTAAGGAGGCGTGGATCATATGGATTTATCGGCTTTCAAGGGAAATCGCACGTATCTGCTTATGTTGGCCAATATGGTTTGTGTGATTCTGGAAAACTTCGGGATAATTCCCGAAGGGACCTGGGCCAAAGTAACAACGGTGCTTGTCTCTTTGGGCCTCATGGCGACCCGGGCCGGCAGCAAGAACGACGCCGCCAAAGTGGAAGCGGCCCTCTCCTCTTTTTCTACCGGAGGCCTCACGCCAAACAGCGATAATATCCTGGCCTCTTTGGGGACTGTCGTGGAGGAATACAAAACGGCGAAGGTCCGGATGGATCAGCTTAAGGCGGTGATGATAGGATTGTCAGAGGAGCAGAACATCGTCCGGCCGGCTATAATTCCGGAATCGCAAAAGGCTCCAGCGGCAACGGAGTCATCAGTTCCCTCGACTCCTTCTATACCAGCCACGCAAAATGAATCACCAGGAGGGGCTTAATGGATGACTATTTTGGGCGAGAAGAAACAAATCGAGGGCTGGACCTGCCGCGGCTGGATGTCCCATGAGAGAATGAGCGAGATCGTTGATTTTCTTATCCGCTCCATAGGCATGGAGCCGGGCAGGGAATGCCGCATAGATCACTATCCATACAAAGGCAAGGGCGGCGCAGGTTATACGTTATATCAGCCTCTAACCGATAGTTGGGCTGTGGCTGACATCTATACGGATCTGAATCAGACCAAATTTACCCTGGCCTCGTGTAAGCCGTTTCAGAATGAAATTGTCTGTGATCTTTTGGAAGTATTGATCGGCCCTGTGATCCGGATATTGTCTCGGGATGGATTTCTCTGAGGACTATGGCGTCATGGAATCATTGCGAGAACATGCTGAAATTATCATCACGGTTATGGGCATTATTATAAGTGGATTGGTGACGGCGGCGTATCGGGATTTTGTGCGATGGCGTAAAAACTTGCGGACTGATTCAATCCAATGGAGAAAAGAATTACAGGAAAAAATGGAAGAATTTATGAAGGCCCATCATGAATGCCAAAAAGGGCTTCCTCATATTTATCAAACCAAAGCCGATTTCCAGAAATGGGCCGATGAATTACACGAAGACCGTAAAGCCCGGTGGGATAATTTGAGCAACACTATCAACAGGATATTTGACAAAATTGAAAATCATAGCCATGGGTATTAATGCGTGGCGTCATCTTAAAACTGATTGCGGAGGCGCTATCGAACTCATACCGGGCAGAAAATAGTCGTGCTTTCAGTCGTGCTTTTATTTCTCAGGAAAATTATATCCGCATAAATAGGGCAATTTTGCACCCGCCACAAGAGCACAAAATTATGTTAAATTGCATTAATTCTATTAATATTATTACAAAAACAATCAATGGGGGATAGACTACGAATCCGTGTGTCGGGAGTTCGAATCTCTCTGGGCGCGCCAGAAATATCAAGGGGTTGGAGACTATTTGGTTGCCAACCCCTTGGCTTTTTGGGCAAAGTTTCACAAAACTTTCCCAACGGTTTTTTAGGCCGGACTTGCAGCCAGATTGTTCAGCAGGTTTACAGATTCCTGAAGGCGGCCGGGGGAGAGGTGCGCATAGCGCATGGTCATCTTGATGTCAGAGTGGCCCAAAAGCTTATGCATGCTTTTCGGCCAGTGGAGCGCCCGGAAGGGCTTCAAGGACTTGGTGTTCAGTCTCAACCGGCACGTCCGCAAGTTCTACCACCTGGGCTTGGCCGCAGTGAAGCGTTCCACCCTGGCCGACGCCAATGAACAGTAG